ATGGATCAGACAGAAAGGTAAGGATGATATTGAAGGATTCCTTAATAGTCTGTTTACTAATGATGAAAAATCTATTGGGAAGATTATCTTTGATACTATAGCTGCCAAGCCGTATTCTAGAAAGAAACTAGAAATTCCAGAAGATTGTAAGTCCGATAGCTATAAACAATACATGATTAGGATGAAAGAAATTCAACAAAAGCTAATTGAAGCAAATAAGTAAAATATATCCGTAGGTTAAGCCTACGGATTATTTTTTGTCTTGTATATAATTTTTTGTATACTTTAGGAGAATTATGTTTAACAATATAATGCGATCTTGTGGCTTTAGGATTGACGCATCACAGTCACACATGATAAGATACTTCCTTGAACTTCGTGGGATAACTGGTGTTTTGCATCAATGGCCATCATTTGACTATGACATTAATACCGCTATAGCGGTTATTTATAAGCACAGAAGAGATGCTTATCTGTCTGGATTAGGTACAGAATTAAAGCTGTTTGAAATACCTGAATATGAGATTATGAGATACATTATCGGCTCAATAGAGAAGTCGATTGAAAAAGAAATCAGGCTGACCAAACGGAAGGCAAATAATTTTGAAATAAGGATACAGGATAATGGATACGGAGATTATGTTTACGCGCATGGCTAAAGCTAACGGGTTTATGGTCGATCGACCGTACTTTGTATTACGTATAGCTAGACAGAATAGAAGACGTATAGACCATTTGTTTTCTGATTTTGAATTTATTGATTACTGCACACGAGTTTCTCTGAAGAGGCATAAGACGAAGGCTGCCGCTGCAAGACTTGATGAAAATTTTGCAATTATAGGAGGAGACAGGAATCTCATGATGAGATATATTATGGGAGATCTTGAAGCCTCTATTGAACGTGATTTACATCCACATGGAGCATAGAAAATGCCTACTTGGGACTTTTTAACAATGATTATGGCTTGTGGCTATAGACATGACAGTGGGAATAGATTTATTCTTACACTCGGATATGAGGAGGCATCTAGCAATGCTCTTCCAGACTTTATTCTGAGCAATGATGGAACATTTATACAACAAAGATTTCTTTCTGTCATTGCGAAGGCCGATCTTAGCCCTACTCAGCCTTACAAGGGATTGCCAAATTCATTTATGTTACGTTATCTTATAGGACTACTAGAAGAGCATGTAGAGTTCAATAGAATGTTCTGGGATGTGCCGGAGGATGCATGGTCACTGGCGTACTAGATCGTTTTCACGATGATTATCATCTCTTCAAGTTCTTGCAAGTTATGATGCACAAAGATAATGACTTGACATTAGACAATGAATCGCAAACTTCGATAGGGTTCACACTTGAAATATATGATCATACTCCACGATTCAGGGGAGTTCATCTTATAGCAAAGTATACCTACATCGGCTTATTCATAACGGCAGACAGTTATGGTTATCATCCACCGTTTAACAAACACTTTCTCCTTGAAATAGATCCATATGACATAGCTGGATATATGATAGGAACACTTGAAAAATGTATTGAGGCAACAAATCATGATCCTTCATCTATCGATACCACTTTTACACGAAATATTGATCTCTAACAATTTCGTGGAAAATGGAGGAAACGGAACTGGAGCTTACATTATTCGTAATAGGAGTTTCACAGACTGGTTTCCGGCATTTAATTGCCATACTGACTCATTTAATCTTTCGTATAGAATATCACAGACTAGATTTCATGACATTAATCCTAAACCGATCCTCGAAAAGCGCATAGATGAATTCACTAGCGAAGAATTTATGAGAGCTATCATTGGGGTATTGGAAGATGCTAATTCAGAGCATATAAACGGAGCAGAACCTCCGGTTGCTGATGTTGATCCTTGGCATGGTGCAGAAATGTCTATAGAGCAATCCAATAGATTCCTGAGAGATATAGCTAACGCAGCTAATGTTCCTCCAAGTTTCTTAGGTGTGACTCCTGATGATGTTTCTGAAATACAAGCAGTACCACTAGCAGATGCTGGTGACGCTACTGCACAGACAATCTTTACTTCTACACCTAATAGAAATGGTAGAATATTCCATGGTGATACAATTAGGCTAGAAACACCGATCTCCGGTAATGAAAGATTGACACTTAGCGTTCCAGATAGTGATGGTACAATAAGAGCCATTGATGCAACTACTCTAATACGGAATTCTCTAACATTACGCAATGATACTTTGAGTGAAATCCATGTACGACAGATGCTTCAGCACATTAGAAATTCTATAGAGGAGTCGATTGAAAACAGAATCGGAACTGTTGTGAATGATGACACTAGAGAAGAGATTGCTGCTGACGTAAGTCAACAACTTTCGCACTATCTTGAAACAATAGGAATATCATTAGATGGATACGAGCACTTTTCTGAAAACAATGAAAGCTCTAGGAATCAAAGAAGAGAGAGCTGAGTTAGGCTTCTACTATCATCTCCAGCACAAGTATGGAGAGATTAGAGTAGCACCTATAGCCTTTAGACCTTATAGAGCATTCATGGTCTCTACGTTTACCACGGTTCCTGAAGTTCCGCATAGAATCAAGTATGGAACCAGACGACTTGGAGAAGAAGAGTGCATGGATCTTATAGATACAGACGTAACGAAAATACGATCTGAGTGGCTAATCAGAAGAATGATTGGAGCTACGGAGTGGCACTTGCAATGGACTGATGCAGGAATAAGGAGTCTGCCATGAGATTTATAACATCACATAGAGATCGTGTCTTAGCTGTATTTGAAGCTTTTGCTACTGTTCGTAACAGAGGATTTATTAGTCACTATTTCAATATAGACACTAAATATGGCAGTGCAAATTGCCCAATAGCGGAAATTGAGAATTTTAATAGTGACCATGCAACTCTGACGACTTATACGCATCCGATTTCAACTAAGCTTCTTATGTACGGCGTTTCGCACAATGACTTTTCGGCTGATCCAATAGAATTCATTAATATCTCAAGACTGGTAAGACGGCTAATTGGCTGTTCTGAAGCTAGTCTTGCGATTATTCTTAATAGGGATTGCATTAATGACTAAAGAAAACTTCTTTTTACTACTTGGAGCAATGATGACCGAAAATCGTTTCCACGGAGCTAATGTAGTTTATCTAGATGGGCCAATAGGAAACCATCGGTCATCTTTTCTACTTATAGAGACGGATTATGTGTGGTCATTTTCACATATTACTTGTAGCGAAGATATATTTAAAAAGAATGAACAAGACTATCATGGATGCCATATGTCGCATATTGATCCTTATGCTCTTCTAAAAAGAGTCATAGGCATTATGGAAAGATCTATTGAGCTCTATGAAGCTGGTCTCTATCACTTCGGGAGAGAATTATGACTGACGGAGAATTAAAAGGCATAGCAATCGCTACTGGACATGTTGACCTTTCGGCTACGCCTGAATCATCATACAAGACATTTGCACTAGATGAGAAATATGGAAATAGCTCTGATTATGACCTAATTGCAGACGGTAGAAGCGGATGTTTTTATACATATACAAGAATAGCCGATAATCGTTTATTTGTAGATCCTCAGGATTTCAAAGGAGCTTTTCCGTTATCCCATATCCATCCAAAAGCCTTGCTTAACAGACTAATTGGCTTCTTTGAAAAATCTCTTGAGTGCTATTTGAACGATCACTACCGAGGTATAAACTTGCGTGATGATAGATTCTTTTACCAGCCTGAAGGATCCGAAGAAGATGAGGAGGATGAAGAAGAAGACGATGACTACGATTACTAATTTGGAATTTGTCCATCTTTTGTTGAAAACAAATGGTTTTGACTGCCACAATAGACTGAGTTGTTTACAACAGTTTTGGGTAAACATACCGAGAGGAAACATGTTTCCATTTCAAGCTTTCTCTATCTTCTTCAGCGAAAAAGGTATAGATCTTACTTCTTATTCAGACATTAATTTCGAGGAAGGAACATGCCGCTATCAAGAAGGAGATTGGAAGAAAGCCAATCCTTTGAACGAGCCTATAGAAGAATACCTTAGACGTTCTGTTGGCTTCCTAGAAAAATTTATAGTAGAAGTCAATAAATTTGAGGAGAAACATAATGGAATTCTTCACCTTAGATAAATTTATGCACAGTTTGGGTTTCAGAGACGAGCCAACATCTAATGGCGAATTCATTATTTACTATATGAATGCCGGAAGATGTAATAACAGTGACTATGGAAACCTCTGTATAGACCATGCTGGCAAAGCCTTTCAGACTTATACGAATATTGTTTCATTTTCGCACAAAATATTTACGGGAGAACATGATACTTTTGAAGAGCTAAAAGGCGCTAAGGTAAAAAGTATATTTCCCAGAATGGTTGGTGCGATAGAGGACTATCTTTATTATGTTAACAACGGAGTACTGTAATCATGCACTCTATTCTAATCGGAAAGATTGCTGAAGCCTTTGGTTGTGTTATTCATGGTGCTATAGGAACTTTTTCTGTAAACGTTCCGGCAGTGATTGGTGGTACAAATGCACCATTTCTTTATGTTGGCGTTGGAAAAAACGAAGACACAATAGAATTTTACTCAAAGGTTGAAGCTAACCATGTAGCCTATGATGACTATTACATATCTACATTTGCAGATGATAAGATTATCGAATCGACACAGAAGTTATATGATATGACTACTCCTTATGTGACAAAGTACATTGTTGGAATGATGGAGAATATATTTCAAGTATACACAGAAATAGGGAGACCTAATCCTTATGAATCTAACGGAAATTAATTTGATAGCCATTTCAAATGCCTTTACAGCTTCGCATGGATGGGCTTACCAAGACATTCCAATGTTAGGTAATCCATACCATCAAGGAATGCATCTATCTATTGATGAGATTCAAACAAGGTTCACTGAAGGTACAAACTTTTATGGCAAACCTGCTTTCGCCAGACTGAACGATCCAAGGACTGTTTCAGACTGGATAGCACCCTGTCAAGAAATTAAATGTACCAGTGAACAACTACAGATGACTGACTATTTGAGAATGATTATAGGCGGTGTTGAATCGTCGCTCAAACTTTTTGTAAACGGAGATTACTGGGATGTCCCTATCGACTTTAAGAATAGACGCTGGTAGAGAAGAAGTCGAAATACCTCCCGTAATTCCGGAAGGTATAAGATCTAACTTCGAATACTATGACTTTATAGTGAATATTGGAGACAATGCTATCCCAAATGAAGCTGTCAATTTTCCTATGTATGGAAGAAGTGACTATAGGGATTACTTCAGAGGAGCTATTTGGGGAGCATTAGAATTTAATCCAAGAATGAAGCCTTACAGAAATATTATCTCTATTCTTTATACGCATGGATGGAGAATTTATCGAATAGACAAATGGAATGAAATGATTAACATTGGTTCTGCAATTTATGGAAGAATTATTGTATTCAGATTTCCAGATAGTAGAGCAAGTTCTGAGATTAAGATTTACGAAGCTCTTAGTGGCATGTATACAAGAGATCTTAAGTTCATAGCCTTACTTATCGAATTCGATAATGACTTTTACCGCAAGGTTTTAAGCCCGCATAGTCCTATTCTTTCTGAGCATATTACCGAGATTCCAAAGCATACTGTCAAGTACGAGATTGTTACTGAAGCTCCCTATGAACAGATCTTGCAAACTATCGCAGGAGAGTATGAACAAGTGACGTCACTTAGGGCTTACGGTAGACGTAGATATGTGCGATATGATATCTAGATGATAATTGCATATAAAAATGTGAAGAATGAGGTTTAAATGTACCAACATGATGTCGAGAAAGTCTTAATAGCAAACCTTATGGAAATCTGCTATGATGACGATGACGAAAATGAACAAGACTATGCCTTTTCTTATGACATATCTCCGGACTTCGACTCGGATTTTTGTGTAAAATTTGCTGACGAATATAATGACGAAGATGAAGAGACTCATAGAATTGTAAAATTCTTTACAAGAGTTGATCCCGGAGTATTTCCTAAAGAAACTGAAATAGGATTTAATTTTGCTTATGACGGAGATATGTTTGGTCTATGCTATCTTGAGAATCTCACAAGAGCATATCTTATGAAAAAGATAGTTGCTCTAATGGAGAATACTATCGAAGCCTTTGACAGTGGTGTTGGCGATTACAATGGCTGTGTCAATGGCTTCTTTAGGACTATTCCAAAGAGAGAATGGATGCATATCTTCGAACTTACAGATGGGAGTGGTCATGGGCGGTAGATGGTCTAATGAAGCTGAAAGAGTAGATTTCTTTGATGCTGATCAGATGACGATGATATTTTCAGCTTGTGGCATGAAGATATGGTATTACTCTCTGGATATGAATGGGGAACTTGAACCCGGAACTTTCAGAGCGTATATAGAAGATGCTGTCAACAATGAAGGTTATGATGAACATGATTACATCTTTAGTGTTGAGGATGGTGACTCAGTCGTGTTCTATCTAGAGCTGACAGATGCAAATGATGGCACTTTAATGCATACCGATCGAAACTGGCTCAATCCTGAGTATGACCCTTGCTATATTGAGCGTCTGTCAAAGACAAAGCTTTTGTCTATTGTCATTGGCGCTCTTGAGCAATATCTAGACCAGCGTGATAACAACCCAAGATTTTGTTGTCCTGACACACAAAACATTCACTTTACTCCAAGGCGAGAAGGTGAACGAAATGGTAAGGACTTCTTATAGATAAGAGGTTATGACTTAGAACCTCTTTTCACCATAAAGCTCAGTCATGGTAATTTTCAATGACATCAAGATTACTAGACGTGAGAAATGTAACAGGGAGTACATTATGGCTACTAATAACCCTATCAAATTCCCCACTAGAATTAGACTTAATTCAACCGTAAAGTGGGAAAAATCTTTCGCAAAACCTATCAAGGCTCAAGAAGAAAAAGCTGAGACTGAAGTGACCGAAAGTGAACCTGAAGAGAGTGCTGTCTCCGAAGATTCAGATGAGTAACACTTACCGGGAGATGCAATGATCACAACTCCGAAAGAACTTTACGAAGCACTGAAGCGCAGACCTCCACAATCCCGAATCATAGTCTGCCCAGTTGTTGTTGATAAGAAGGGAGAATACATCTGCACTTCCATACACACATGCAATTTCGAAGTCGTCGTATCTATCGATGTGAACGAGAATAATTGCTACATTAGAGAGACTGCCGACTCTCTTGTTGCAGCATTAGACAGGTGTCGCATTGGTGGAAGCTATGACGAGAAGTATTGGGATAAAGGACGTATTCTACTTGCCTACTGTGCTGTAAATGGGGCAGTGAAACACGTTCATGTCAATGCTACCTTGAATCGTGGAAGACTAAAGCTAGTGAAAGCAAAAGAAGTAATTTCAGAAGATTCAGAAGAAGCAGAGGCCTAATACATGTTCGATGCAAACATTTCCCAAGCCGTTATAGCTTTCGCTATAGCCGCAGTCATAATCGCTGTGTTGATTACTGATATTCGTAATCATAAGGATGACTAATTAACGGGGTGCTGAAGCACCCCATTTTTTTTTTAGCTTTGCTTATGGCAAAGCTATATATAATTTCACGATGATATTCTCACATTACTTGCCAAGGAGTAATACATGACTACTGTTTTGATTGTGTGGTTAATTTTGGCCACTGCCATTTCTTGCGTATCGTTTACACTCACTGACTGGCGAACGGCAGGAGTGTCAACTGTCGTCAGACGTGTTCTGATGATTTACTTCTTCTTTCCGATCGCCATCTTCTACGTGCTTATAACCCTCTCCAAACGCTAGGCTGTGATTCAACCTTAGCATTGATAAGGATACAAAAATGAGTGAAAAAACCTATGATACTCTACAGGTGACAAGAGTCAGTATTAATCCACGTTCTAGTGGAAAGTATATACTTGCTACAGCAAATGTAGTATTAAATGACCAGATTATTCTGCGGGGCATCAAAGTTAGAGAAGGACAGAATGGGTTTTATGTATCCATGCCTGTTGATAGACTCTCTACGGACGAAAGAGTTTTCTTTGATCCGATTACCAAAGACCTTAGAGACAATATTGAGAATTCTGTTCTTGAAGCTTATACAAAAGGTATCACATGAAAGCCATAGCTAACTATGAATCGGCGGCTAAAGAGATCGTGAACTGGACAAGAGAAACGGTCGAATCCAATGGCACAAAGGATGCTGTTATCATTCTAAATGGTGATAGAGATTCCGCCATAGTCGCTAACATTCTCGTAAAAGCCTTAGGTGAAGATCATGTACTTGGTCTAATCATGCCCTTTGAACCTTCGATGGACTGTTCGAAGACTTACATGATTGCCAGACAGGTTGGCATGAAGAAACTTAAAGAGGTTGACATTACTCTTACTACACAAGCTGCCGAGTGTACTACAAAGATAGCTTGTGATAATGAAGACATCCTCTGGGTAACTTCTGCCGACATTATTCCAAGAACAAGAACCTTGTTAGCTCAGACGATTGCTTCCCAAATCAATGCCGTGGTTATTTCTACTTTAAACCTATCGGATTACACTATTGGGAACTTTACGCTCTGGAGTAATGTAGGTATGCTTGCTCCACTTGGAAAACTTACAAGTACAGAAGTTGCTGAACTTGGAAAGGCTTTAGGACTTCCTGATGAAATTGTTGAAATGCAGCAGTATGAAGATGCCTATGGACAAACTTCAGAATCAAAGATCGGATTCAAATACGCAGATCTTGACATGTGGATCAGAGGGGGTGATGACATTCCCGAAGGTGTCAAGAAGGTTATTGAAGACCGATTCTCGAAGTGTAGTCATAAGTGCAAGCTGATTAATATGCCAGCTTTCCATCCTGCAATTATCCAATAAAGTTGGGGGTAGGGTACGGTGTGTCACAGATACACCGTACTTCTTTTTTGCATAGTATATTAAGATGTGTCTATAAGGAGATGAAGTGAGCAGATATCTTGTTTCATTTGTTGCCCAATATAACGAAGACATCCCTAACAATCCAGTAGCAGTCATCCAACGAAAAGAAGAATTAGACTTGGAACTGAAGTGGAATGGCTGGGATGTACCAGAATTAAAGGATACGCTTAGAAAGTACGCTAAAGATCTTCTTAAGGTTGGCGAATACACAGAGATGGCGATCGTAATTAAATCAATCTTCGAACTAAAAAGGAAACCATATGAAGACTTCTAGAATTAATCCATATCAAGACATGAGATGGAAGACTATTGACAAACTCTGTCGAAAAAAGTTAGGACTTCCCAGATATGTCTGTAAGGGAATGGTTGGAGATGGCCCATTAGTCAAGAGGAGACTCATTGGCTGGGAACTTAACATTCCACAGTTCAATGCTGGAGAATTTTACCATATCTTTGGGGTTCCGGGAATTTATTTCTCTGGATTCCTTCCCACTGAGGAATGGGCTTCCAAAAGTGCTCCGGCTGGAGAAATTCCGTCCGAAGACGTTTCCAACTTCGAATTTGAAGTAAAGAATATGGAAATGTTTTATGATATCCTGCGAGATATAAAGCGTCTTGTTTGGGATAACAAGGAGTTGGAATTACATGTCAGAAGTGAAACCTAAACCGCAAATGAAGTTCACGGATGAACAGTTTGAAGCATTCATGACAATGATGAAGACTGCTCCGGGATATGTCAAGGAAAACGTCATGTGTTATTATTACTATAACAATGGCGTTTGTTCTAAATGTCCGATCTGTGATACTTGTCCGAGTTCCGAAAGGAAACTGAAAAGATAGCAGTGCTAAGGGCGTGGTACGAAAGTACCACGCTCTTTTTATTTTGAGGTAATGATGGTAAAGTGCAATCGTTGTAGATGTCAGGTTGAACCTGATCAAGCCTATATTTTAGGAATTTATCCTTTGAATACGGAAAAGCCTAATGAATCTAGAAAATTCCAGTTGTGCGAGAAATGCAGATGTGGAATTCTTCAGTATATTCTTCAGGGCGATCCAATCCAACAGAAATGTGATGCAGGTTAATATGCCGAACAGATACAAAACAGTTAGATTTAGACTAGGAGCTGAAGTAGATCTTTCTGATGAAGAAATAGAATCACTTATCAGTGGCAAGACTTATCCTCTTCAGCTTGCCTTGGAAGAGGGAAGAGTTAAGATCGGAAATGGCATTGATTCCTACATTCCGCAAATCTGGTTAGACGACATTGGAATAAAAGTTAAAGATGATGTCTCGCTGGTCGTGCTTGACACATTTGTAACCAAAGAGAAGGAAGGACAATGACTCTGAAATGCTTGAACCCAAAGTGCAAGAATGAAGTAGGAAGCTATGATTCCACATGTAATAAGTGTGGAATGGATCTTTACTACAAATACCACTATGGCATAGACATGTTTAACAAGAAACCAGAGAAAAGAGATGAGTGAAAGAGTTAAATTCCGTGGAGAGACTCATAAATATTTGGTTTGTTTTGAGGCTACGTATGGCTTTAGCACAACGAAATTTGATGAGGTAGTCGATTGGAATGGTAGAAGCGTAGATGGACTCAAGGAAGAATTGAGAGAAATTATTCGAGAAAAATACTGCAATGGTAGGGACACATCCATTGGCATTACTTTAACAGGAATCTTCAAGCTGGAGACTTAACATGACAGAAGAAGTATTACATGTTGGCGTGAATAAAGACTTATACATGTTCGGTGTGAATATGGCAAAGGCTGACAGTGGCTCTGAAGTTTATGCCGATATACAGAAGGCAATTCAATCCGGTATAATTCTCAAGAAAGAGAATATCCGAATTGTCTGTACTGCTATATCTGAACCAAGGATAGCTACTGGGCCTTGGTCTATCCATTCTGCCGAAGAAGTTGTTAGTGGAGACCATTCAAATGATCAGATTACTGGAGTAGTCTTCAATACAGGCCATTACGATCTTTCTACCGTAAATACAGAAGAACGAATGTCCTTCATGAAGGGCGCAATGGAGAAATTCGGAAAGTTAGCTTTGTATGAACCTTATCACTTGGTTCCCGAAGTGATATGCAAGCCGAACTACTACTACATTGTCGCAGATCTGAACTACAAGTTCAGGTTAAAATTTGACTTTGAAAAGGAATCACCTAATGAAAATAAAGAAGATCATTCTTAAGAATGGTTTTATGGACTGGTACTATAACATAGATGTTTATTACAACCTATGTCTGACTGGCCCTAACGGATCCGGAAAGTCCATAATCATGTTTATGGCTAATGCCCTTATGGAATTGATCGTGACTAAATCTCCAGATGCTATTGTAAATCTTCTCTGGGATGGCGATGAGCAGAAATGGAGGAATATTGTAGACGAATTTAGAATCGAAACTGATGATGGACAGTACGCCTATATTAGATCTGCTGTAGTCAAGTTTGAACCTACATTCTTCTATAACATCAACGATGCTGGAGAACAAGAGCTTCCTAAGAAGACTTTTGAAAATTTCTCTGGCATTGTACCATTTCTTCCAGAAGATCGTGACTCATATTCGGGGGAATTGTTTGCGGAACTGCTAGGATACAATGACAATAGAATTCCAAAGGATATAGTTGAACGACTCTGTAAAAGCATTCTGGATAAAGAAGCCTATCCAAAGTATTTTACTCCAATGCCTATGGAGCTTTCTTTCGAGAATAGAGAGCCATGGTTGAAAGCCTTGAATAAATGGCTTAATGATGAATTCTCTCATGGCGAAAGAGAGATCGTTAGATTTGCTATGGCTATGAGCATGGCTAAAGAGACATGTGGAATTCTGTTTATTGATAGTATTGAATGCGGATTGCACTTATTATCACAAAGACAGATCATTAATGTCTTCTTGCCATGGCTTAATGAGAATGGCATTCAACTTATCTATACCACACATTCTCCAGAATGTCTGATAAGCCAAGAAGAATGCTATAATTTGGATGAACATAGAAATACAGGAGTCTAATGTGAAAGATACGATTATTCTTGTCATACAGATAATTTTTGCTCTCTCTAGCCCGTATGTTATCTATTGTGCTTTTAAGGTTGCCCAAGAAGAATCTGCAAAAGCAAACTTCGATGAGGATACAGGAGCAGGATGCATGTTTGTACTTATATGTATGTTATGCCTTGTTAACCTTGTAAGCCTATCTAATAAATTTTTATAGGAGGTACTATGCCAAATACCAAATTAAAAGCTTATACACAGGATGAAATACTCGATTCTTCAATAGGAGATGACGTTTATCTTCAGCCAGATGCCGATAAGGTTATTAATGAGCTTGAACGCAAGGACGGTATTCTTTGCTCAATCATAAAGTGTATTCTGTACAGAGATCTTATGAAGGATTGTCCTGAAAAGGAATCTTTGAAGAAACTCGCAGCAGAAACAGGATGGTTCAATTAATATGCTCATAAAAGACAAACTCAAATTCATTGCCGGATGGCTTGAAAATACGACTAATTCTGAAGAAGGCAAAAAGGTTCTCTCTAAAAAGAAGACTCCGTATGGAGAGGATCTCTATGACTTTTATGAAGACAAGGATGATTTTCTGTACGAAGCCGGGGCTGGAGACAATAGCCCTTTCAAGGAAATCCTCGAATCTATCTGTGGAAAAGACTACCTGAAAAAGAGTCCACTTAGGTTCAATAGTGATGATGAACTGATTACTGAAAGCTTAGACGATTATCATATAGCTCATGGAAAGCAGTATCTGAATCAGTTTGATATCCTTGCCTTCTCCGAATGTACTACTGATACTGGCACTTGTTCCACCAATGAAATCTTTGTTGTAGACTATACTCATCGGAAGATCTATCCTTTTGTCTATGAACAGGAAGACGAAGGTGACGAACAATGGCTAGAATATGACAGTGACGAAGTAGTGGAATTCTAACTGTCAGTAAGCGTTAAAATTATAAGGTCTACCTTCAGGTAGGCCTTTCTTTTTTGTATATTATAAGAGGTACTGTTTAACTAGGAGACCTATGCCTAAACCAATCTATTCGATGGCACACGCCGACATAATCGTTACTCATAAGTGCAATATGAAAGGAAATTGTCTGCCAACTTGTGCAGACAAATTTGTGAATACCTCCGATAAAGAGATAGAGGTATCCACTGTAGAAAAATTTTTAGATTTATTTAGTAAGCATATTGCTAAACGGAAGACTGAGAATGTGATATTTTATGAACAGCCGCAGATTCTAGTTCTAGGCGGTGAGCCTACTTTGGTCGGATCTGAAAAGCTTATAGCCATAGCCGAAATAGCCAAGAAATATGGCTTTGAGAGGATAATCTCATCTAATGGTTTAAACTTCAGGGTTCTTAAAGAGATTCTTCCATATTATGATTCTTTACAAATTACTCTGCAAACTTATGGATCTAAAGCGGAGCTTCGCAGACTGCTGGATCTTGGATCAAAAAAGATTAATGTAAAGCTACGTTGCGATGTCAACCTTACTTTTGACGATCTAGTTAATTTTATTGCAAGTACTAAAAGTTTTAAGCGCAGAAGTGTAGTTAGATATTGGGATTATAAGAATCATTGTTTTACAAATAAGGATCCGGCTATAGAAGAATTTATGAATGCATTAGAATGGAAGCCATTTACAGACAGCATCAGTACTAGTATGTATGCAATGTTTGATGGAGTAAGATTCAAAAAAGAAACGGAAGAAATCTTATCTGCCGAAATGCCAGACATTCCTAAACTGTATCCGAGTGGTGTGTACAACTGTACATGGAAAAATGAAGATTCTAATCCTTACTTTGGAGAATTGTAAACTCTTAGGTCTACCTGAAGGTAGGCCTTTTATTTTTCGTACTATGGGATAGCTTGGTTGTATATTAATTTATGCTTAACTAAATCAAGGAGGTATCATGGCAAGGCCATTTAAACCACTACCAAATTGGTATCGCGCTGATCTGACAATCGCGGAAATGTCAGAGATAAGCGGACACCAAAAAGGTGGTATTAGAAAATTTCTACAAAGAAGAAACCTTCCGTATATTAAAAAGAGAATTGATACGGAAGGAGAATTAGAGTGGTATGATCCTTCGTTGACTGTTGATGAAATGGCAGCGAAGTCGAAATATACTACTACACGCATTTCTTGGATTCTAAATAAAAGGAATCTTCCCTTCAAAGAAAAACCAAAGGAAATTCCAGAATGGTATAACCCTAACTCTACTGCTAAAGAAATGGCTATCAGAGCTGGTATTGGGTTAAAGGCGGTATATATCATTCTCAATGCAAAAGGATTGGAATACAAAAAGATTACCAAGAAACCCGGAGGCCCAAGACCACGCAAATTTACTATAGATGACTTCATGAAGTTTTATAATAAAAACCTGACTGTACAGGAAATGCATAAGATTTCTAAAATCCCTACTAGCAATATACGTGGATTTATATCAGTATACAAGCTTCCTTTTAAAAGGCTAGCAAGGAAGCTAATAATCGGAGATTGGTATAGGGAAGATCGAACAATCTCTGAAATGGCCTATTTAAGTGGGCTTGAACCCGGAACGGTCTCGACTCTACTATATCGGCGGAATTTGCCGCATAGCAGAAAGAAATATTAGAAAGGTCTACCTTCGGGTAGGCCTTTCTTTTTTTCGTAAATTTTCTATGATCGCTGATATATTAAATACTGCGTAGTCTCATAATAACATTAACATTCTCAAGGAGGTTCATTATGAAACTTAAGAAAGCAATAGAATTTGGAAAACACTTTGATCAGATTCGTTCTTTCCTCTTTGAACACCATTTCTGGGAAATTACTGAACTGATTGCGATTGAAGGAGAATTTGACAAGAAAATCTCATTTAGAAGTAATAATGGCTGGTTTGTGCTAAATTGTAAATTAGACGGTAATACTGAAATTTACAAAATAGGGAGAATTTGCGAAACTGGCTATTTCGTAAAGTGTGGACTTGATACGATTTTCAGTGAACTAGGAAAATTGGAGAAATAAACCATGCATATTGATGACATTAAATGTGGAAAGGTAAAAGTGATCAAGCACTAAGTAATTGGCTCACCTTCGAGTGGGCCTTTCTTTTTTGTTTTATATATTATAGTAAGTACAATTTAATTCAAAGGAGTAATTATGTCTCTTAAGGACACAGTAAAGTACAAGAAAGTTATCAAGGAGCTTAGAAGCCGTCATGATGCAAGTCATCCGATTATGTTCATGTGCGTCTGTGGATTTGGCGATGGCTGGCACTACGATCACATGACTGCCAAGGAGCGTCAGGAAGGAATCTCTAAAGAAATGAAAGAGAATTTTTCCATTCCTGAAATCAAAGAATTTCTTGAAGATGAAGAAGATGCAAGACTGTTCTTCGGTTTAAATTGCAGTGCCAGCTATGAGCTTGATGGTATTAACCATTATCGTCATTGGTTTGGACAAAGTAACGAGCGTTGGAAGAGGTGGCTCGAAGTAGAAAAAATTATCGATGATGCTTGCCAGAAAATCTATGGAGTACCGTGGGGAAAGCAAGAACAGAAAGTTCCTAATCTCATGGCTCCTATCGGAAAGTACAAGAAGATTCCTTCTACATTGCTTAACAAGAGGGAACATCTCGACATCCAAGAGCTGAAGACTGAGGAGATCATTCCGTATCTGATAAACCGTCCAGTCTACTGGGAAGATGAATTTGTCGGAACTGTGATGAAAGTCGAAAACTTCTCTAAGTATCTATTTACTAGGAGAGTCAAAGATCCGACAGCAGAATGGGACGAGCCTGATGAATACGACAAGGACTTTTACGCAGACTGTATCACTAGCTTGTATCTTCATGAATATTATTCTGACGTAACAGACAAAAGTATTCTTGAATTCAAAGATTGGATCGGTCTGGTTATTCCTATGATGAATTTCTCTGACATCATCGTTACAGATGATCGAATCATTCTGAAAGAAAATACAAGTATTAAGGTCAAGCAAATTGGTGCTGGATCCAACTGGATGTTCTAAGGAGCCATAATGAAACAGAAAACACACTCAGAATATATTGCAGAACTGAAAGAAGAACTCCGGAAGAGGAGAAATAATGCGAGAATTGAAAAATGAAATTGGTGAAGAAATAAAGGAACTCTGTATATTTAATCCTCCTAGACTAATGTATTGCTGGAATGGACTAGAGACACCAGTAGAAAGAGATGTCACTGCGGTAGCTCTCTGTTATACTGGACTTGTGGCTATCACCTTTGAAAGAGAAATGTTTAATCATTGTGCCGCAATAGGAGAACCCATACAATTAAAGCAGGTAGAGTGACGGAATGTGCAAATATTACAAGATAAGGATTATGCATCCTTATCTTTTTTGTAAAACTGCTCATTGAATAACTGAGAGGATTTATGAGAACATTGTATGTGGGCGACGTTCATGGCTGTAGTGTTGAGCTATTGATGTTGCTAAAGAAATTCAAGTTTAAGAAGGGCGAAGACAAGCTATACTTTACAGGTGATCTTATTGACAAGGGTTACAACAATATCCGTGTAATGGAGCTATTTAAGGAGTACGATGGTAAGTCTGTAATGGGCAACCATGAGCAGTACTTTATGGAAATGTACGAAAAGCACAATACTAAGAAGTTTGCCGGATCTGTAGCCTCTAACGCTAGAAGAATGGACGGATCTCCTTCTGATGTGTTCCTGAATAAATTTCATCTGAATGACTTTAATCAAGCTAGATCTATCTACGATGTTGTAAAGAAGTTTCCATTATACATGAAGACTCCTGATGGAATTCTTGTTCATGCTGGTATCGATCCTAGAGAAAAGGACTACAAAAATACTGATAAGAGATTCTTTACAAAGATCAAGAGAATGCTTGACGGCAAGCCTTGGTTTGAAAACTATGAAGGTAAAACCAGAATCATCTTTGGACACTGGTCTGCCCAAAATTACATTCATAAGGATAATCTCATTTGCCTTGATACTGCTTGTGTGTATGGTTATCATCTGACTGGATGGTGTCCTGAAGAAGACAAGTTTTATCAAGTCAAGTCTACCATTAAGGAGAAATGGCATAGAAGCGAAGATAGACATGCCAAGAAGGTAGATAAAGATGAGTATGACGCAAAGAATATCAAAGAAGATTTGATTGCATCGATGCTTTAATCTAATAAAAGATAAGGACTTAGTTCTTATCTTTTATTTTTGTATATTAAACCATGTCTAACATTACAAATTGTAAAGGTGACTAAAATGAAACCAGCAGAAAACCATTTAATAAATTTAATGGAGAAAGTTAATTATAAGAGCTTTAAGCTCATCAATGATTTGAAACGCATAGTTAGATTTAACAAAAAATTCAAGATTCCAGAAATAGAAACATTCCTGTCCGATCTTAATACGGCAATGTTTGATTATATGTATCCGAATTATCTCAATCCACTATTTACGGCATTTCCGAAATTCTCCAGATACTGCATGGCTATTTACGTCATGTACCTTAAGGAGAGATATTTTGAGAATTCCCTAGAAATATGTAGCGAAGTTATAGAATACAATTACAAGTATAACTCAATCCTTGTTGGTGGAGCTTGTACAGTTGAACAAATAAAATCAAGTATGCAATTATTTGATGAAGGAAAATTAATTTTAGGAAGGCTTAGGAACTCCATTGATGACCTGTGTAGATTCTTGAGAGAGACTAAAAATGGACGTTTTGATCATTTTGACTTGTTCAACCAAAAGGTCATAGACAGTTTTACTGAAGCTAGGCGAGATAAACTGGGAAATCCTAGAGAGGGATCATCTTGGAATCAGCTGGTATTGTTCCTGTTTAAAGCCAAGACTGTACAAAATGCGAATCTGATTAATTCAATAAGGATGGCTTTTCAGGCTGGCAACCTATCCTTTTTAGAAGATCTTACTGTCTCAAAAATGGTGGACGTAGCTGTAGCAGAGATTCAGCGCAATCCTATGTTTTATCTCAATTATTATAAGAAGCAAGCTGCGGAAGATGAAAGCCACATGGGTGAACCGGGTGACTGGTATCTTTGGCCTCATCCAACGATCTGGATTAGAGATAAGATTCTATCCGAGTTTGCTGACCTTGAAGATGAAAATTATTAATTGTAGATAAAGGAAAGAGTAATCTTTCCTTTTATTTTTTGTAGATTTCTGTATTCAAGAAGTATATTAATAGATAGTCATAAACACAACAACAGGAGGTTAATATGGCTGATGAACCACACGAACGTAAGTTTCTTCTCTCCGAACTTGCGTTTAACGAAATTGTTCGTGATATGGAAGTGGAATTCCTTATTGCAATAGAGCAATTTCAGGAGAGATGCATGAAATTCAGAAAGGGATACTACCTTCTTCCGGAGAACATGAAATATGTGGAATTCTACCATGAATATATCAGGATTGGTAAGTTTTTCCATATGACTGAGCTTACCGAAGGGGAGTGGGAGGCGGCTAAGGAGCTTGTAAAGCAACCTGAAACTGTCATCCTGCGAAAACGAAGGTATGTAGGACATAAGGATGGCTATGATTTGGACGTAGATCAGTTCTTTCATCCTACAAAATTGTTCATGCTGGAAGTTTCCAGTAAGGACAAGCCCTTGAAGGATTTCATTCCATCATGGTCAGTGATCAAAGAAGTCACCGACGATCCTGCATACAAGAATGTGAATATTGCTGCGGGATCTCTTAAGGAAAGCCAGTGACAGTGGCTTTTCTTTTCACATATTAATTCACAATAACTACAACAAAGGAGTTCTTATGTACAAAATTCTCAACGCAGTTGCCATTAATTTGGCTGTCATCATCACTTTGGACACCATAGAAAAAATCTGGCTGAAGTGGAGGAGACATGAATAATGAGATAAAGAGAGTCGTACTCTCTGATCACGCAAAAGATCGATGTATTGAAAGATGCATCGATACTTATATGTGTGATTATGCACGTAAGTACGGCAAAAGGATTAGAAGAGATTGTTATGTTCTCCACATGAAGGACATTCCGGATGAAGTGTTGTCAAAGATGACCCCAGAGTACAAAAAGAAGCTCGATAAGACGCTTCCGATATGCTCGATCTGGGCGATCAATGACGACATGTACGTCTGCTTGACTGCATGGCGGATATTCGCTAATGCGACTAAGAAAAGGTTGAATTGGCGAAAAGGACAACCGGGTAAAAAGATTCATAGCTACAAGGAATTAAGAAGGAAGAACGCTACATAGCGTTCTTTCTTTTTTATATTAAGACTAGATTAACTCTTCACTGAAAGCGAGGTTTTATGAAAGTAAAGATCAAGGATATGGAGATTGAATGCACTGTTGATGAATTCGAGGAGCTTTATACTCGTGGAATTCTCGACAATAAAATGTCTCCCGCCGAAGCCCTAAAAGAATTCATTATAGACAATCCTCCAAAGGATAAGTCTATCACACCCATAAAGTCTTTTCCGGGTGTAGTTGCTGTATATGGTTGTCAGATGCCTGAAGCCGTAGCTTTGTATGGATGCCAAGTGAGCGATCCTAACATATTCCGTACAGAGATCACTTCTACATCTGGTATTAAGACAGAGAAAGACGATTATCAATAATAGAAAGAGCTTTTGCTCTTTCTATTTTTTGTAATTTTTATGAGTCTGTAGATATATTAAATAGTAGCTTAACCTTATAACAACGGAGGTCTAATATGGTAGGCGACGTCAGATATATCCGATTCACGGACACAGAAGGAGAAATTCATATCGTTAAGTTTGATGCGATCAAACAGGCTATCAAGTGGTCAAAAATTGACGAATACGAATTTGATATCGGTGACAGTGAAGATGGAAAAATCAAGATTACTGAGGATACGTTCAACTATTTCCAGAAGCTCGCTGGCTTCGATAACTAAAGGAAAGCCCAATAGGGCTTTCTTTTTTTATAAGAGTATATTAAGAAAAGCCTTTGAATTTTAACATGGATGGTTACTATGAAAACTACTGACGGAAAAGAATTAGAAGAAGCCGTAGTTGGCGAAGGTTCAATGCCCAATAATGAGACATTGGAAAAGCTCATGGAACAAGGTAAAGCTGTATATACCGGAATCTATGAGTTCTTTTGCGATTATGTCTACAAACAGGAAAAAGACATTTCTAGAATGACAAAAGAGGAATTCAATCAAGTTGTATTTACATTCATGACGGAACTTCCACATACACTGAACAAGCACTACATCGAGATTTACAAAGCATTCTTGGAACCATATCTTAAGAGCGATGAAGACCTTAATATGATCTACACATATATAGGGAATCTTTATCTTCAGCCTTTAGTTATCAAGGTAGCTACCGAGTTTATTGAAAAGAGACAGATTGATTTTCGAAAACCTAATAATGGTTTCAGAGAAGTTCTGAACTAAACTAAGGTAGAGGGCAAGATGATACAGAATAAAGTGCATGTTATTGTTGACGAATTCCTAGATCCTCTAGGAGAAAATCCAACATACGAATTCCATATTGGATATACGCAGCTTGATAAAGCCAAGGAAGAGCTGCCGAAGCACGCCAGCATTGCCAAGAAAAAGGCTGGATACAGTACTTCATTTATCCAAGAAGTCACGATCTTTGAATAGACCTAGACTAATCATCAAAGTGGGGAAGACGCAAGTCTTCCTCATTTTTTATTGTATATTATAAAGTGTCTTTTAATGGAGTTATCATGAACCATATAAACCTTACTGACAATCCAAGATATGAAGCCTTGAAAGAACAAGAGAAAAATACTATGCTCCGGGATATGCCTTTAGACTGTTTGCATATCAAGGACATGTGGGAGAGAGACGGACAATGGCCAGCTCCTAAGCTTCCTGCAGCATTCTCTTATTATGTTTCGAATCTGAAGTTTGATAATGAATATATAGGTGTTCATTACTACTTCTGTGTCTCTGGTATACTGTGTGACTTTGAACAGTGGTACAATGATGAAGATGCAGAAGTTGATAAGTTCGTAAATCTCTACAATGCTTTGATCCATAAGGATCCACCAGAGATCATCGAAAGTGATATCGAAAACATCTATAACTGGGCTGAACGACTTCAGCATAAAGTTTGCCTGATGGCTGCGGATTGATGATGGACGATACTTGCTATAAATGTGGTAAACCGGCAGTATGCAAGAATCTCATAGCACGAGTTGGACATATGACTACAGTTTCGAATAGTGATCATAGCGATATAAAGCATGAGATCATTCAGACTTGGGTTGATACTCCAATGTGCGAATCTTGTCAAAATGCTCTTGTAGAATACCTTAATGGAGAACAAAATGAAATACGCGGTTATTGAATTTCTCAAGAATTTCTTTCTCATCGGAGTAGGATTCTTTCTTGGGAAAGTGACAACATTCGGAGGATAAATGAAAGCCTTCATATATAAACTCATTCCAGCTATAATCGTAGGGCTGGTTGCCATGAACACAATCTTTATTATCATAGCCCTTAGTGGATGCAACGGTGCAGATGCCGCTGAAAGTCGCCATTATCAACTTTGGATCGACGATAAGCTTATCTGCACTGGTATGTACTACTATGTGTCTAGTGGAATATACAGATTCAACTGTGATGATGGTAGTATAGTTGTGGGATTGCACAATGCGATCATAAAATAAAGGAAAACACATGCAGAAAACATCAACAAAACAATTCCAGCAGAGTGACATACGCAGTTGCTTTAGGCTGGACTTTTCTGGCCCGTCTTTCAGACTGTTCTACAAAGACAATAGTGGAACATATCACGAAATTGAAAACAAGGCAGATCTTATTCATGAGATCTGCTTCTCTAGGGATCCCAATACCGAAGGTCATCCCTTGTATATCTACCACAGGTTCTCCCATCCCAAATACGGGATCATTATCGACAAGACTAAGGATAATGATATCTATGTGGAATTCCAGAAGCACTTCTTCCGTCTTGAAAAGGGTTTGATGGAATGCTTTTCTCTCAATGCTGGCTGTTCTATCACGATCCGAGAAAAGTTTGGCAAATCGGATAACTACGAGACATACCGAGTTCTGAACAATTACACTATGAGCAAGTTTGTTTATAGAGTGATTGATGGCGAATGTAAGTTGTCCGACAAACTTGTTGAAGATAAATGGTACAAGTACAAGATTGGAGTCTTCGAATCTGAAGAACATCGCCCTGAGTACAGTGACTACCGTTCAGCTGTGTTCTACGAGAAGGCCAAGATCGAAGGTGAAGACTGCACTCCTATGGCCAATTATGTTTGTCTTACCAGTGCACAGAGGGCACAGATCGACGAACTCGTTAAGAATTTCAAGGAAAAGCTTGACGAGATTGGCGCAAAGGTCTATCTTGACGTTGAGTATGACAAACTTGCATTTATCTCCAGCGATGCAAAGCTTCCTGAAAACACGACATATATGATTCGTGATTACAGTGATCCGGATGCAGAGAATGAAGTGTCTATTCCCGTGAGTGCCTTCTACGTACCTGATGACAGGTTTATGACATATTTGAATGACTGTACTGATATTAGGGCAGTCTATCAGAAACCTCCTCAGGCTGTCACTGAAGAAAAGTAATCCCTAAACATCAAACAGAAACCGTTACGAATGTAGCGGTTTCTTTTTTATATTAATCAATGACTTCTATACGAGGTAATAATGGAAACATCTGAAGAACTGGAAGAGCCGAAAGAAGATTTCGTAGCTCCGCACTTAGATACTGATATAGACAGGATCGAAGAGTCATTCAAGTATACAGATGCGCAAGGAAAAGAAGTGGAAGTGACAGTAGAGTTTCTTCCAAACGATTGCGAGAAAGCCTCAAATAACCTAGCTACTCTTGTACAGCCGATTACTGGAATCAGAGTCGGAGACAGAGAGAAGGTCAGATCCATGATTAACACAATCCTAGGTGATTACAAGTGCTGCTTCTCAATAAGGATTCTGCCTAGAGAAGTGGAACTAAAGTTCACAGATTGTGAGGAAGTCATTGGAAAAATGATCACGGAGTTTGTACAGGTTCTCAATGAAAATCCTAGTAAAAACTAAAGGTGGAAAGGCTATCACTGGAGAAATGACATTAGTATGTCTGAATCCAGATGGTGGTGGCATGATTTGCCTATCTTACCATAAAAACTTTGACATTAGTTTTGAAAATATTGAAGAGATCTATATTATACAGAATAATAGGCTCAAAGCCCTTAATCTTGAAAATATGGATTGCAAAGATATCTTTGACCAATTATCTTTGTATTATTTCCGAGATAGAGGCGAATACAACTTCACCATTTAACAAAGGAAAGAAATGGAAGCAGGAACGTTCGGTTGGGCTCTCGAACAGCTTAAGGCTGGTAAGAAAGTCCAGAGAAAAGAATGGAACGGAAAGGGTATGTTTTTGACTCTTCAACCCGGATCCATCGTCAAAGGTGAAATGATGCGTAATGAACCCGCTAGAGAGTTCTATACTGGAAAAGATTGTGTGATCCAGCCACACATTGATATGAAGGCAGCTGATGATAGTTATACTGTCGGCTGGACGGCTAGCCAAGTTGATATGCTTGCTAGCGATTGGCAGCTTGCCTAATAACAAAAAGGAAACAAACAATGGAACAAATCATAAATGCCCAAAACATCGGCATCGCCGCTGGCGTTGCTATCGTCATCATTCTGGCCATCGTATTTATCCTTGGCTATGTTAAGGCACCTCCTGACAAGGTGTTTATCATTTCTGGTTTCCGTAAGGAGCCGAAATTCGTTACCGGAACTTCTGCGATCCGTATTCCGTTCCTTCAGCAGAAAGATGAACTGACACTCGCTCTTATTAAAGTTAACGTTGTGACTGATGAAGACATTCCGACTTCGGAATATATTAACATCAGGGTGGATTCTAATGTTAACGTGAAGATTGATAAGACAAAGCTTGCAATTGCAGCCCAGCACTTCTTAAACGCAAATGAAGGTCAAATATCTAAATTCGTGTGTGATGTTCTTCAGGGCAACCTTCGTGAAATTGTTGGTCAGATGAAACTCGAAGACATGATTAAAGACCGCACTGAGTTTAACAAGCGAGTCACTGAAAACGTCAAACCCGACCTTGCCGCTATGGGTCTTGAACTTGTATCTTTCAATGTTCAGAACTTCTCCGACAAGAATAGTGTGATTGTGAACATGGGTATTGACAACGTAGAAACCATTAGAAAGACTGCCGAAATTGCAAAGGCCAATGCCCAGCGTGATATTGCTGTTGCTAAGGCCAAGGCAGACCTCGAAGAAAATGATGCCCGTGTTAAGGCTGATACCACGATCGCTGAACGCAACAATGCTCTCGAAATTAAGCAGCATGAACTCAAGCAAGCAGAACAGACAAAGAAAGCCGTTGCTGACTCTGCATATAAGATTGAGCTTGCGAACCAGCAGAAGGACATCAATGTGGCTAATGCTAAGGCTGAAACGGCAAGACAAGAACAGCTTATTCTCGTGCGTGAGAAGGAAGTTGAAGTTAAGGAAAAAGAACTTAACGCCAATGTCATCAAGCCCGCAGAAGCCGAAAAGACTGCTGTCATTCTTCAAGCTGAAGCTGCCCGTGAAGCTGAAATCATCAATGCTGATGCTAACCTTAAGAAGACCGAGAAGAATGCTGAAGCTAATCTCATCAAGGAAACTAAAGATGCAGAAGCCCAGCTTATCAAGGAAACCAAAGACGCAGAAGCCGAACTTATCAAGAATCAGAAGGCTTCTGAAGCCAAGCGTTACAATGATGAACAGACCGCTATCGGTACTGAAGCTCTAGCCAAGGCAAATCTTGTCAAGGCTAAGAACGAAGCTGAAGGTATCGAGGCTAACGGTAAGGCTACTGCATCTGCCATTGAAGCTAAGGGTAAGGCTGAAGCTGAAGCTCTTGACAAGAAGGCAGATGCTATGAAGAAGTATGGCGATGCTGCTATCATGGATATGCAGCTTCAGGTATCCAAAGCTCTTGTTGAAAAGATGCCTGAGATCGCTGCTGCCGTTGCTGCTCCGTTTGCTAAGGTCGGTAAGATCGAAATGTATGGCTCTGGTAATACCAAGATGCTTGCAGAAGATATTACCAGCATTATCAATCAGGTAAGCGGTGGCTTGTCTTCTACCCTTGGGATTGATGGCAAGATGTTCTTGAGCTCTGCTCTTGCAAATATTGCTACTAAGGGCGCAACCTCTACAGCATCTGCACCTGCAAAGAAATAAAAGAATCTCCTTTGTCGCTAATAACGACGGTTAAAGTAAAGAGAGGGGCCGATGCCTTTTGTGCCCCTCTCTTTTTTTTTTCGTAGGTTTCTGTGATCCGAGTATATATTAAATAAAGCGTATATCATATCAACAAGGAGGCATCATGATTTACGAGTACAAAATGACGGAAGAAAATGCCGATAAAATTATCAAGCTAATCGAAAATCATAAAATCCATCGGATAGAATATACCGAAGGATCTGCTATGCCATACTGTTCAGTTCGTCTGGGCAGACATGGCGAAATCTACTTGACGGGAAATTTGTGGACAGGGATTCCTTCTCTTATGAATGCTATAGGAGATCTTCTTGACAGATTCCACGTATTTAAGGTTGAAAGAATTAACTATATTGATTTCTTCGACTTTGAATCTGGTGGAAACAAGATATTCCTTAGGGAAGACGAGAAATTTCTGCCAAAGAATAAAATAGAGACCAAAAGGCTCTATTATAGGACGTATGGCGAAATTGTAATGATGTATAGGGCATCGAGAATAGACCTCTCACAGAAGAAGTCTAGATATAAAGGGTACCCTAAACACGACCTTGTCGGTAAGTTCGAAGCACGTATCGAAATGCTTAAAGCAGAGATAAAGTGCAGAGAGCTTAAGGACGAGTACGAAAAAAGAAAAAGCGGAGATATGGCTGAATATAGAAAAAAGATGGCCAAGATCCGTCGTACAAGAAATAAAAGGGTGGCAGCTTAAGCTGCTTCCCTTTTTTCTATTTTTAGAAAAATATATTAAATTTAGCCTAACTTAACCAATACAGGAGATTAAAAAATGAAAATGTTTACTCGTAAAGAATTTGACGAGCATTGTGACTTTTATTTGCGATACCTCAAGCATGTCTGGTATCGCGATAATAACGAGAATGGGAATAATATCTCATTCATCAATATCACCGGTGGTAGCTTTAATAAGGAGCATGATACTTTTACTCCGAAGTGTACCATTATCACTGTCAAGACCAATGGGAATACCTTTGAAGGTATTGACATCAAGCGCAATGTTGATATTTCGGCAGCTGCTACTGTCAATGTTGAAATCGACGAACGTAAATATGCCGAACCTAAGGAATTTGCCAAGATGATTTCTGAAGATTGGCATCGTGACATCTATGACAGAATAACAGAAAAAGATGTGCGTGACTTTATCAAGGAAACGATTCGCACTCACAACTTTTAGAGGCCAATCAAATGAATGCTATCAAGCAGATAATTAAGGATGGATTATTCTATCTTGCATCAATGCTAATGGTTATTGCTATTGCATGTATTCTTGGAGTTCCTATCTTTATTGGCCTTATAATCGATTCTATTCCATTGATTCTATTTGGTATTTTGTTCTTTGGTGCATTTGGAGGAGCAATAGCCAAGTATGGAATTGATAGATACGAAAAAAGCCAACGGAAAAAATAAAAAGAGCAGCTCAAGCAGCTGCCCTTTCTTTTTTCTTTGCTTTGGATCTTCTGCAAGCTTCTAGATACTTTGCATACCTTACAGGATCCTTCTTCATCGCTTCACGCTTTTTAGCATTCCTAATCCTTTCTTTTTCTCTAAACAGTGGATCAGTAGCTTTACGATGGTCATATGATTTCTTTGATCTAACGGCATCAGGAGTTCTACCTTTGCTCTTTCGCTTCTTCTTTACAGGAGCCATAATATATGAGTAAATAAGAGCCATAGAAGATTTTGTAAGCTTATCTTTTAATTCGCTCAAGGTTGTATCCTCCTGTATTTCCAGTAGCCAGAGTTAGTATAAGAGAAATGAAATCCTAGACAGATTAGATTAAAATCAAAACAGTTGTCTCTGCCTTTGATTGCTCCATTAGTCGAACAAGAGAAATTAAAGAATAAATTTGAATTCCAGCTTAGAGAGATAAATTTATCTGGATAAATGTCCCACTGTATTCTAAATAGTTCCATATAAATCCTTTAATTGGTTACATTCTCAAGTTTATATATTTTTCTTTTTTAATAAACAGAAAAAAAAAATAAATGGTCTAGACCGAAGTCTAGACCATTTAAAGTCTTCACAACAATTAGTGGATGAACGTTTCCGTCGGGAGGTACGGAGAAGTACCAGCGAAGGAGTAGAAGTTCGCACTGTTGTTGGTGATCGTAACACGACCAGCACCCGGAAGCACGTCAACGTAAGCGTAACGGCGAGAGGTGAGGATCGTCGGAACATAGGTATTTCTGGGGCTGTTGTAGCCAGAGCCAGCCTGTTCCAGCATGAAGCTGTAGGTGTACAGCTTGTAGGTCATCTGATCCTGAACAGTCGGAATGAAGAGCACACGGATGGCACCCTGAGGAATGTTCGGGGAGGACACAACCTTCCAGCTGTTGATACCCTGATACTGACCGAAGGCAATGTTAGCATTCACGCCAGCATATTCAGCCTGACCGTTGCCCTGGAACACCCAGTTGATTTCCGGCACGAGGGCGGCATCAAGCGGGTTGCAAGCAGCAACGAAGTAACCCTGTTCGTAATGGTACATGTTGATGATGCTCATGGAGAGGTGGTCGAGCACCTTGCCAAGCATCTTGGGCCATTCGGCAGGATTGAGCTGGTAGTTACCAACCGGCTTAGCAGAGAATGCACGCACGAAGTCGCCATTCGGAGCCTGTTCAATAGCGTCGTCGATAACTTCATCCATGAAGTTCACACCGTCCAAGTCCATCTTCTGAGCGAGGAAGCTAGAGAGGATTTCGACGAGCTTGGAGACACCGTTCAGAGTGAACATACGGAGCAAGTCCGTGATGTATTCATTCGGAACCGGAGCTTCAAGGTGTTCGCCAGTACCGATGTGGATTTCCTTATCGCGGATATCGAAACCGACCTGAAGAGTGCTGTTGTTCATGACGGAGGACACGAAGGCCTTGATCATGACCCAATTCAGCTTGTCACCCTGACACATGAGGGTAAGACGACCGGACTTCACGTCAACGTCACCATACACGGAGTCCGTGAGGGTAACAATGACAGTACCAGCTTCGCCACCAACGCAAGCAGCGTCAACTTCAACATCAACAGAGATCACACCCTTGATGCCACCACGACGAGTACCGCATTCGATCTTGCAGTTCTTGACGAGGTCATTAGCAGTGAGGGCTTCACCATTGAGGGTGAGTTCGGTAGCAAGTTCAGTAGCAACGCCATTGTAGAACACGGTGTCGCCAGCGGCAGGAGCCTTGAACTGAGCGCAAACAATAGAAACGTTCACGTCAACTTCATCGTTGTCCTTAACCATAGCAAGAGCATCCACATACTTCTGCGTGACAGAATCAGTGTAGGTAGTCGTGGTCTTGTCATTACCGTATTCGTCCACGTCCTTACCAGTGAGGAGGTTCATGGAGAAGCAACGGTTCGTGAACTTGAACTTCACATCTTCAGCAAGGCGAACCTTAGAGACAGCGGTATCGATGTCCATGAGGTTTTCAGGCACATAGTGCTTGTTGCCCTGAAGATCCTTCAACCACGGATGGAGGTAGTTGATGGTGAATTTCGGCTTTTCGACAGCTTCGGTCGGGAGAGCCTTGTTCATGGCAGTACGAGCCCAGCTCTTACGGAGCATCGGGGTCTGGAGGAAAGACATCGGAGCCACCGTACCGAGAGCAGCTTCTTCAAGAGCTTCGAGACGAGAGGATTCAGCGATGGTCTTGAACTGCTCGGCTTCTTCGTCATTAAGACCCTGAGCGAGCATTTCGGTGTAACGACCAAAGAGGGAGTTGTCAGACATCACATCTTTAAAGTCATCAGCATTGAACACGTTGATGTTGCTAGCGGAGAATTCTTCAGCCACTTCACGAAGAGTAGAGGTAAAGGAATCACTGCAAGCAGACACCTTCGAGGAGGGTTGCATGTAAGAAATGTTAGACATTTTCTTTTTCCTTATATTTTAGGTGAATTTCAGAACCAAAACATAATGTTATCTTGGCTCTTAGACAAAATACCTATTTGTGCTAGGATCCTAGGCATTTTCAATGAATAGTTAGATGGGGGTAGAATTTTGCGAGCAAAAATTGTAAGTTTTTTGCGTATCTAGATGTGCAACGAAAAGTATTGATTTATCGAATGAACTTTTAATAAATACGATAACCAAGGAGCCCATCATGGCAGAATCCGTAGATAAAGCCGAAGTCAAGCTAAGTAAGAAAGAACTTCGTGAGCAAAAAGAATATGAACGCCTTATTGAAGAAGAAAAGAAAAAGGTCACTAGGACTTTACATATTACTATACTAGGAGAACCTAAAGCTTGGCAAAGACATAGGGCTAGACTTGGAAAAGGCGGTAAGTTTGTTTCCATGTACGATCCCAATTCGTCTGTCAAGAAGATCCTTCAGGATTATATAATCGAAGAAATGCAAGAACAAGGTGTTTCTATGATTAAGGATTCTCCGATTATGCTTACTGTAGAAAGCTACAAGAAGATTCCGAAGTCCGTCAGTCCAGTGAAGGCTAGATTGTATGAAGAAAAGTGGTTACTTCCGACTTCTAAGCCAGACGTAGACAACTATTCGAAGCTTTTTATGGATGCCGCAAACAACGTTTTATGGGATGATGACAAACAGATCGCCCACTTGGATACATGGAAATATCTTTCCTTTAATCCAAGACTAGAGATTACTGTTGAATTCAAGGAGACAAAAAATGAATCTATCAATAACGGGGATCAATAACTACCGTTCTAAGGTCAGCGATGAACTTGGGGCTGCAGAATTTATGAATGCCCTAAGTAGTGTTCATTTGGCCACCAAAAAGAATATTAACGAGGCTGTAACAAGACTTAATGCAGCTCTATACTTCTGGATCAGCCGTTGCAATGGAGAATTTGATAGCAAGTGGATTCTCAAGGTTAATAGTATGATTGAGAATGCAAGACTTGCCGTTATGAGTAAAGGAAAGCAAGGCATCAGAGCCAGAAAAGACCTGTTCAAGCATTTTATTAAAATCTGTTTCTACGCAGATAATGCTGTAAGATTCTTAGTTTGTTCAGATGAGGATAACTTCTCAAAGACTATGACATTCTTCTCTTCCAGAGCTTTCTATAACAAGAATGGTATAGAAAAAGTCGTTGCTATGGATGATAAGTTCCAGATTGTAGATCGAGAAATTGATCCTGACTGTTCAGGTACTACCATGATTCTAAATATCCTGACAAGAAATAGGGTTTCTGAGTTGGATGAAATGGATATCATGGGATGGGCTAATGAACTACAGTACTACACTGATGACAAAGAACCTGAAGAGATAGCTAACGAGGTTAAGGATGACGATAATAGCACCTCTGCTATAATTATTAAGGTTCCGTCCGGTGGTTATGTTGTAGATACAATGAGAGAAATCGAGGCTATGGAGGATCCATACTTTTCAAGTAAGGACGCTCTATATGGTACTATTACTCTTCTATCCGATTTCTTTGGAACAGAAAAAGGAAAACAGGAAGATAGCTCTTTTCTCGATAATCTTAAAGAATTCTGGATGTATCTGGATGGAAAACACATGGGCGATTCTAAGATTGCAGAAGAATATTTGGCGAACTGTTCTAAGTACGCTGATGATTTGACTGCCGCCTATGATATTCTTTCCAAGTATAATCTTCCCAGAGTTGTAATGGCATGGCCTATTGACGAATATTACAATGAAGTCAAGCTTGTCGTTGGTCTACTAATGACAGGCGAAAATGAGACGTTCTTTAGGCTTATCAAACCGGAAACAAGAGACGATATGTATATCGAGTGTTCCGATTATGATGCCTACACTAGCCTTGTGGAAGGAATTGGTCGTTCTTATGAGCGAACAAAAACTGCCATTAGCAAGGCTATGGGAAATAAAAATAAAGCATAGGAGCTTCCTATGCTTTTATTTTTTCATACATTAAGGCATTATTCAACAATAACTTTGATGCCATATACAAGTCAAACTTCAGACAAATCTCAACTAACGATGCAAAGCTTCCGTATGGAACAAATGTTGAAATGTCATCTGTAAAATATATGGATACTCCCGGTTCAGATGTATGAGTTTCTTCATTATTATCCACGAATGGAATAAATAATAAAGACCTTCCATTACAGAGATCCTCGATCTTGAAACCGCCACGATATTCTTTCTTCACATAATAAGAATTATCTCGACAGTCAAAAGCCTTCTCCATAAATTCTCGACACTCTTTCATACCTGCTTTAAATATATCCATACATAAGTATGAGACAGTTACCGATGCGAATACTCCTGTATCTCTTACAGACAAAGATAAATAATCGCTTGTCAGCATTTTTAAGTGTCTGGTTCCGTCATTATGCGTAACCTCTTTAAATGTCTTGTCATCGTTTCTGATTAGGAGAGACAATCGTAGTCCTGTGTTTGGAACAATTAGAATAGTCTCTTCAATCGTATCGTACATAAAAATACTCCTTGTTGGTCTTCAACAAGGAGTTAAGAGGATTACTGAATTGGTCTGTTTCTTAGTTGGCTAATCTTATGCTTATTGATTTCTATCACTGCGTGCTGAATTACATTGAATTCGCCAGTTACATAAGAAACAAGGTTTTCCATTGTACCTAAATAAATAAGAAGGATTTGTCTGTAAGTGTCAGAAACCTCGGAAATAGTCTCTGTTACCAACTTAGCAATATCCATCATGCTCTTTGCAGAGCTTACAATATCAGTTTGGTCACTATTTTTTGCAATAGCAGAAGTAATGGCTACATAGTGCTTTACCTTCTTATTAATGATCTCGGACATGAGAGCAAAATCACGCTCCTTGTTCAGACCATACTTCAATAGGTAACTGTTCCTCAGTTTCGCTGCTGCTATTGCTTGTTTCTTCGCTCTGCGTTTCGCAAAGAAATTCTTTATCCACTTGAACATTGGTTTCTCCATTTTGGTTAGTTATCTGAGTAATTCGTTCAACATGCCTAGGCATAATTCTAAGTTTCCTGATATTAGAATTATTTAGGCTTTCAGAAGCTGATGCTTTGACCAAAAAAGAAAGACGCTCTAAGTCCTCTTTAGTCATTACATAAGCAAATTTCTTAACAAAGGCTTGCCAGTCTCCAGTTACATTTTTTAGTGAAAGAGTAATAGAACCACTATGAGCCAGTTCATGAGCAGTCAATGATAGAGGAATTAAACCAACATGGCCTAGGAAGTGTTCCAATACTACTCTAGATACAATAGCAAAACTAGATACATCTTCATTATTTTCTAGAGCATCATCAAGAATAATTCTCGTAATGTCAAATAAAGAAAACGGGAAATGATGAATCTCTATTCTACAATCCTCTCTGGAAACTCCAGCGAAGATTGCACAATTATTCATTTCTGCATTTTCTTTAAGGAAAGACAAATAGTCACGCAGTTCTAGAGAACCTCTTACAAGTCTTTCAAGATACTTAACATATTTAGCTTTTGCTTTATAGTCTTCTTTCAGATATGCCAATGTTTCAAACTTGGCATATCCGTCGAATTTATCAGTATCCTTAAAAGTAACCTTAGACGACAACTCGTTAGAAGTCGTGGTTTGGGTAGGTTGCTCTAAGTCCTTGGGTAATTGCATATTTTTCCTGTTTCGTTGGGTTAATGATTGAGATACTACGGGTCTCTGGATTTACCTCAAAACCAAATCGTCTGGCGTCTTCTATCATTTTTGGCGTGATTTGTTCTCCAATGAGGCTATAAAGAACTTGTACACGATCCATTAATATTGGATTAATCAGTTGGAACGGATCCCTCAGCATTATTATATCCTACCTTTGGAATCTCTGACGGAGCATAGATATCCTGATGTTTGACTGTTAGAAAAGATTGATCTCTATTCATTTTATATCCTTTCTTAGTCATATCAATTAACTTCGAGAAACTTGTGAGAGTCTCCGGCTCAAGGTCTTCCTTATACTCCTTAAAGAACTCCATAAAATGACCAGCAACATCAGATAGAGGAATAAATACTTTTCCGCTATGTCTGAGTTGATGAACAGTCTTTGATAGGACAGTAAATCCGATTTTGAGATCGAAATGTAGTTTCATTACTACTTCGGCTACCATAAATGTATTAAACGGAACATGCTCTCTAATAAATTTACTGGTAACAGCAGAACAGATTTCATACAAGGTAAATGGATAGTGGTCTACTTCAAGAGTAGCTTCTTCTCCAGTAACCATTCCAAGGATATTACAAGATTGAATTCCAGAACCGCCAAATTCATTATGCACTTTGTAAATAAAAGTCTTGTATTCATCAGACTGTCTAATCATTTTTTCACAAGACTTAATGAATGTATTATATTCTCTAGAATCTAGAATTTTCTCTCTTTTGAATACTTCTTTAAAATAATCACCAGATACGGCACCATCTTTATGGGTAACATTGATAGGATTTTCAACCTTAATGTTAGCCGAAACAATTTCTTCAATGGGATCCATAATATCTCCTTTCAAGATATAGTTCGAAAAAAGAAATGGCTCTATATAGAGCCACTCCTAATATAAGATTGTTATACTGGAACCGATATAGTCTCACTATTGCCAATTCTTTCACCGTCAAGTTCTAGACTTATGGTGTATTCTGTGTAAGACTTATCGCTGCCGTATCCAGTAAAGTCATTTGTTGTTATCTTTAAAGAAAGATGTTCTTTCAGAAATGAGATTAGTTCTTCTCTACTCAAAATTCAAGTCCTCGTTTACCAATAGGCGGGTTAGGTAATGATATCGGAGGACAGAAAATTCTGGTACGTTGTAATCTTTCTAGCATTGTTTCTTTCTTCATAGTTTATTCCTTTTGTTGTTGTCCTATAATATTATAGGCACTTATTTATATATAGCTGGACTGTTCTAAACTACATTCTTCAATATTCTGAACTAGAGAATGAACTCAAACCAACAGGAGTACAACATGTCTGAAGAAACTCAGAAAGTCCAAGAAGTCATTCCGGAAGCAGTTGATATGGCTGCTGAAAACGAACAGCGCAAGGTGAATGCCGAGCAAGAGCGTGAATATGCTATTAAGCATATGATCGAAATCTACAAGGGCGAAACCTTGAAACATATCGAAGTCACAAAGGGATACTATAAGACTTTGTTCTTTGAATTGCAGAAGCGTATGACGGAGTCTGGAAAGGGTATTCCCAACTTTGATAAGTCTGCTATGGAATATTTTGAAAACGTCACTTCTCACCATGATGAAGACAAACTCAACAATCCTGAGACTACCAAGTATCTTGCTCTTCGTCACTTTAATCATACTACAAATGGTGAATTCCGTTTGTCTGAAGAAGAACAGGAAAAGGGTGAAGAACTCATCCGTCAACATCGTATCTCCAATACACACCATGTTGAATGCGGTATGTTCCATCTTGCCAGATGCACCACTTTTGGCGAGAACAAGACTCCGTTTAAGTATAACTACTTTGCACTGATGGAAATGGCAGCTGACTGGTGTTCTGTTGCTGAAGAACTTGGTGTGGATGTCATTCGCTGGTTTAGAACCCAGTTGAAGCGTGGAGTTTACGTTCTTCCGGATGAAGTCATCGACACTCTTGAAGAATTCGCAAGGATTCTTAAGCCATTTCTTGATGAGAACAGGAAGCTTTGCAGGTTTGGTTTGCATCAGCCTGACCACTGCATCAAGTAAATAACTTATAGCTGAAGAGAAATCTTCAGCTATTATTTTATAATGTGAGGATTTTATGGATCAAGGTCTTATAGCATTCTGTCTAATATTTGGAATTATCATTATATTTATTATCCTACAGATGATTGGTAAGAAATTATGCAAGCATGAATGGGATATTGTTGATTCTGAGTATGTAGTAGACAATCTTACATTTTCTACAAGAAAATATATAAGGTATCATCTCAGATGCAAGAAGTGCGGAAAGATGAGATGCAAGAATATGAGGTAGTTATGGAAGAGGTTAATATCGATCTTGTTGAAATTTCTCTTGAGGATTTCCTTAATAAGTATGAATCCATTGTCAAACAATTTGTTGTCAAGGTTCCGGCTGGAAATAAGGAGATGTTCTCTAACATTGTTTTGAAGATATTATCAGATAAGAATATTAAGCTTCTATCTGTAGTCGGAACCAGACTTAAAAGAGAAATTGGATTTCAACAGGAATTAAAGATACTATTATGGTTTATAGCCGAGAAAATTACCTTAATAGGTAATAATCAGTGGAGTAGAATGTCTGGCGGTTTGTATGGATCATTCCCTGATACCATCAAGAAAGAAATTCTTAGTCGAAAAGTTTATATCGCAAGTATAAATGAAGCTGATTTCAATGGTTTGACTGTAAAAGATATCGAGAATTCAATATAGGAATGGGTCTTATGGTTAACTAACCATTGAAATACGGGTCGCGACCGAAGAAACCTGTAATTCTCTAAACGTTTAACTTACAAACAAGGATATATATATGTACTTTGACAAATTTATTGACGGCTCTTATGCCGCCTCTGAAAGCGTTTCGCACATCGATATTCTCACCTCTGCTTTGGAAGGTGCTGAATTCGCTGCTGATGCTGAAATTGCTCTCATCGAAGAAGATGGTCGTCTCTGCATGACTGTTGGCGCTGAAGGTATTGGTGACGCTATGGCTGCTGTGGCTGACAAGGCCAAGGAAGTTGGTACCAAGATCTGGAAGTGGCTTGTCGAATTCGTTCGCAAGGTTCGTGCTTTCGTGTCTCAGGCTATTATCTCCCTTCGTAATGGTGCTATTGTTAACACCCTTAAGAAGATTATGGCTAAGTCCAAGGCTAAAGCCAAAAACGACGAATGGAAGGAAAATGCTCCGAAGCCGGAACGTGTGACCAAGTGGAACGTTGATGTGCAGCGTGCTCTCAATGGTATTTGGTTCATTTCTGATGCTGCTATTGACAAGCTTAAGATGGCTAGTGAGGAGGCCGAGAAAAAGCTGGACAAAGCTGCCAGCAAGACTACTGCCTTTGGCTCTGATAGAGATTACAATGGTGGCCCAGATGATGATGGAACGTTTAGAGCCATCCTCGCAGAAATTCCCCAGATCACGGATGAGGAAGGTCACAGACCATACGACAGGCATTGGAACAAGGGCACTACCAAAACCACTAATACCAAGTGGCTAGAACGTGTTGGCAACGATGTTGTTGCCCTTTTCAAGCTTGATTCTGAATCCAAAAATGACCAGATCATCGAAAAGGCTGTCAAGATTGCTAATGGTATTATCAATCGCATGAGAAGAGATCCTATCATGGAAATTTATAATACCCTAAAGGTTCTTGATACTGAAGTTGATATTGTTAAGAAGCTTTGCTCTGATGCTGGTAAGGATGGTGCTAGAGAACTTAAGAAGATCAAGAAGTTCCAGAAGATTATCTCTAAGGTCGGTACCACTTGCACGCTCTTCTGTCGTCGTCAGCTTGGTTCCTACAAGAAGCTCACTGCTCTTACGATGCGCCTGTTCTCTATGGCTGGTTCTATGGAGAAGGAAGACTATAACGAAGACTAATGTCTTTTAATATCACTTTACACCTGTAAAGTGATATTTTTTACTAACTATCCATTGAAATACGGGTCGCGACCGAAGAAACCTGTAGATTTCAAAACGTTTAACTAACAAAACAAGGATACATATATGTACTTTGATAAATTCCTCGACGGCTCTTACGCCGCCTCTGAAAGCGTTTCGCATATCGACATTCTCACCTCCGCCCTTGAAGGTGCCGAATTTGCCGCTGATGCCGAAATTGCTTTGATTGAAGAAGATGGTCGTCTTTGCATGACGGTTGGTGCCGAAGGCATTGGTGATGCTATGGCTGCCGTGGCTGATAAAGCCAAGGAAGTTGGTACCAAGATCTGGAAGTGGCTTGTTGAATTCGTTCGCAAGGTTCGTGCTTTCGTCTCTCAGGCTATCGTTTCTCTTCGCAATGGTGCTATCATTAACACCCTCAAGAAGATTATTGCCAAGGGTAAGACCAAGGCTAAGAATGACGAATGGAAGGAAAATGCTCCGAAGCCGGAACGTGTGACCAAGTGGAACGTTGATGTGCAGCGTGCTCTCAATGGTATTTGGTTCATTTCTCAGGCTGCTGTTGACAAGCTCATGGCTGCAAACTCCAAGCTTGCTAAGAAGGCTGATAAGGCTGAAGCTAAGACTGCTTCCTTCGGCGCTGACGGTAGAGGTGCCAATCCTGGTGCTACCGATGATGATGGAACGTTCGAAGCCATCCTTGAGGAAATTCCCAAGATCAAGGATGAAGAAGATCACAATCCCTACAGCAGACATAGCGGACTGGGCGATACCAAGACCACTAATACTAAGTGGCTTGAAAGACTTGGACCCGAGATGGCTAAGATGTTTAAGCTTGACTCGGAAGAACCCAATGAAAGGATCATCAACAAGGCTTTGAACTTGGCCAATACGACCATCAATAAGATGAAGAATGATCCTATCCTTAAGATGTATGATGCACTCAAGGTTCTTGATACCGAAGTTGCTATTGTCAAGAAGCTTTGTGCAGATGCCGGTAAGGATGGCGCTAAGGAACTCAAGAGAATCAAGAAGTACCAGAAGGCTGTGTCCAAGGTTGGTACGACTTGCACGCTCTTCTGCCGTCGTCAGCTTGGTTCCTACAAGAAGCTCACTGCCCTCATTATGCGTCTTTACTCTATGGCTGGTTCTATGGAGAAGGAAGACTATAACGAAGACTAAGTTTGGCTTTGTTTTTATCGCTTCTGATAAACCTATAAGGGTAAAACCTTATAGGTTTATTTTATTGAACTCATGATTGAAAGAAAGAGGTTTTTATGGACTTGAAAGAATTTGAAAATCTCTCTGTAGAGGATAAAGAAATCCTAATGGAGATTCTTAATGATACTATGGATATTTTTAGAGAATATCCTGAAAATGAAGATGATGAAAAGCTTCCTGAAGCTAATGAAGGTGTGATGATTAAGCGTATGAACTGGACTACGCAGGGTGTTATTGATAAAAAGGTATCCAAAGTCTGTGTTCTTCTTGCTAAGTCTAATGGTGACCCGCTATATGAAAGATTTAAGTTCTTCAAAACAAAATGGAGATTCTTCAGAGAGAAGATCCGTATGAAATATGGTGGAAGAGCCAGAGCTATTGTGCTTTCTAATGGTGGTGTTAATGCTACCGATCTCGGTGAAGCTGTCAAGGCTGCCTTACACAAATAATAATAGTGTCTCTTCGGAGACACTTAATTTTAATCAAAGGAACCAAGTATGGAAATTGAAGGATCTAATTTTGATGAAGAAATTAACATTCTTAAATCTGAAATGGGCGAACTAGACAAGCTCTATAAGGACTCTGAAGCGCTTCTAAAGAATGTTCAGAATTCCAGAAGCCGAGGAAGTTTAGCATTCTCTCATCTTCAGACTGGTAACTTGATTGCCATTAAGAATGCTAAAATCTCTGCCATAAAAGGCATAATGACACTTAAGGAAAAGAAGTTCAAGCAGGAAATTCAGCAGAAGCTTATGAATGATGCTGCTAATTCCGGTGGATTCTCTGTCGGAGAACTTGTTGATATTCTTTCTGCGAATAATGTTTCATTTAATCCTAAGAACTTTACTGAGGCACAAATTGTAGAAAGTGAAGAAGACTTTGAGAAAAAGGTCAAAGAACAGATTGAGAAATCCAAAGATATTGCTAAGGCTTCTCAGGCTGAAAATGACTCTGCCGATTTTGTTCCAGATGAGTATCAACCTCCCGAACCAGAAAAAGATCTTTCAATGGTCGCTGTTGAGGATCTTATCGATATTCCTGCCAAGACTGAAGAATATGAGATCGTGGCAGAAGCCAAGACTGGTGTTCTTCATGTCATAGACCTTTCTGCTAGCCATGACGATATTATTGTCGAAATGGACAAAGACCTTGTTGGTATTGATGCTGATGAAAAAGCTGAAATGGATTTTTCCGGTGTCATTCCTAAAGCAAAATTCCGTGGACAAGATATTGAAGTGGTCGAAATCGAGACTTAAATATAATGGTATACTCCGGTATACCATTTTTTAATACTCCGAACTTCTAAATGCACGAAAATAGAGAGGAATATATGAGCCATAAGTACAAACTAGTCTCTGTCAAGAAATTGACAACAAAGACTGATGTTAAGAAGTATAACAATGGTATTCTAACAGTCTATTATGAAGACGGAGTCAGAAAGTTTGACTTCGATGCAGATCCAACAGTAAGATTTCATGTTTCTAAACCTGAATTTGTTGCCAAACATGGTGACAATCCATATGTAGTACCTCTTGAAGAAACAGAAGAGATTGAATGTAAGTATAGAGAAATCTATGAAGCAATCATTGATTATCAGGCCACATTTGACCCTGAAGCAGCAGTAAAAAATGTTGCGTTACTTGATAGCTTCAGAAAAAATAAAAAGAATCCTGAGAATTTCTTTTTGTGTCCTTTTGTTCATGGTGCTGATGTAGAGCTTACCGACCATTATATTCGTAGATTTAATGATGAGAAAGTTGCCCCGAATGGTGGAGAAGACAAAGATGTTCGCTTGAACAAGGTCTTCTGGGATATCGAATGCGATAACCGTCAGATCAGACGATTTGTGGAAGCTGAAGAAGCTCTGACTCCTATTAACGCTATTTCTTGCTTTGACAGTAGAACATCTACTCTAGTATTAAGATTTCTTGATGATACCGTTGAAGGACAGTATGTTGAGAAGAATCCACAAATTGATAAATTTAAGTCTCGTATAGAAGAGATTAGAAGCAAGTATGAAGAGGAATGGAATGCCATTCAGAAGAAAATCTTTAAAGACATAGAGAAACCTCACATTAATGTCGAGATTAAGTTCTATGGTGAAGAAATTGATTTGATTCAGGATCATTTTAATGACTTGAACTACAGGTTTGCTGCTGACGTTGTTATAGCATTTAACCATGGTTTTGACTGGGGCTATACAATCAATCGTCTTGATCGTCTTGGATTTGATGCAGGTGATATTATTGCACCTAAAGAATTTCCGAAAGACTATCGTAGAGCCTATTATATTGCAGATAAATTTGCAAAGGATATTAAGAAGCGTCACGATGCATTCTATATTCCGGCATTCTATTCTATTATAGACATGCAGCAGAATTATTATGCAATTCGTAATATGAGTCCTGAAGACTATACTCTTGACTGGTTGGCTGAAAGTGTCATTGGTGTCCGTAAGGTTGAACACGATGATATTGAAATGGCTGACTTCCCGTATGAGGATTATGAATTGTTCTGTAAGTACTCTGGGCAAGATACTCTAGTCATGTATTGGATCGAACAGAAAGTCAACGATGTCGATACAATCATGCTGTTTAGAGGTCTGACTCATACTCGTGAGAATAAGGTACTTACCAAGACTACAATGCTTCGTAACTTTATCGAATGGTTCTTCATAAATAAATGTGACCTAGTTCTATCGAATAACCGTACTAGATTGTTCAATAAGATCTATGACAAGAAGAAAGCCAATGGTGGAAATCCGATTAAGTATCCTGAATTGGAACCTTATCGAAAAGATGCTATGGCTGCTGACTATACTGAAGTTGGTGAGGATGAAGATGAAGAACTGGTTACTGAGGATCTTGAGGAAGTTGTATCGCAAGTTTCTAAGATCCAAGAGGAAAAGAAGGTTAAGTTCAAAGGTGCATTTGTAGCTGACCCGAACCTGCTTATCGCTAATGGTATCCAGATTCTTGGCAAAGCCAGTACACTGATTTATGACTTTGTTTGTGACTCTGACTTGTCGTCACTATATCCGTCCATTAAGATTGCATGGAACCTCTTTATCACTACTATGCTTGGAAAGATTCTTCCGAAGAGCAATACGAATGATATTGAGTATTCTGCAACACTTGCCAATTATATCATGACAAGAAATGATATTAAGATCGGTGAGCAGTATTTCGGACTTCCGTCTCATACTGAATGGACTAAGTTAATTCTCTCTCGTGCATAAAAGTTATCCACTAGGCTTTTGCTTAGTGGATAATTTTATATAAAAACTAGCCTTATCCTAGGAGAATTTAAAATGGCAACAAAAGAAGAAACCGAAGACGAAGAAGAAAGAAGCTTCAAAGACATCGAAGCTGAAGTTAAAGATAATTTCAAGAACGTAATTGACGGAAAATTTGCGGAGGTACTATATGGAGAATAGCGGAATTGCAGAAGCCGTACATACAATGGAAAGCATCAATCCATCTCCTAATCCAACACAGTTTGTTAAGTCTGCTAATCTGTTCAAGTATGTTCTTCGTATGAAGCATAAGATTGCAGAAGAACATATTGACTATGTGGAACTGTGTCTTAACTACATTCTTGCAGATGAAAAGCCTGTGAACAACTGTGTGATGTTCACAGACGTTGAAAATGAAATCATGGATCAACCTTTGTGGTACTTTGGTCTCAATCAAGAAACGCTGATGCCTGAACCGATCGATGTTGATAATATTCCGGATTACCAAACATATGCGCTCATCGTAATCTCTGGTGGCGAGAATGTGTGTATTCCGGGAAATTGGAGAGACAGTATAGTTTATCCGAGAATCAACAAAAAGAAATTGTTTGCTGGTGTTAAGACTGCAAAGGGTTATAACCCCATCTTCGCAAATGTTAAGGCTCTCGAAGCTTCTAACTGTGGAAGGCTTACTTTGTTCTATACAAGAGAAGTTCCGTTGATGTTCAACATGGCAGAATGGAATCTTGCACATGGAACTTACAAGGATGAAAATGGTGACTTGCACATTAGTCTTGCCAGAGGTCAAGGTCTTATTGTTAAATTTAAGGAATTGATCGATCATCCCGAAAAGTACGCCAGGTACCTTGTTGAAGGTGAAGACTCGCTTAGTGAACATGATAGGTTCTATATGTCTACTGAAGTGACTTCGAACTCGGAGTATGCCAAGTACAGAAGACTTCCCGGTGTTGTCTTGCGTAAGACTTCCAAGGGAAAGCTTTTCCCAACAGTTGAATTGCAATCTATCTGTGAGGGAGAGCCTCTGCCGTATAAGGAAGAGTCCAGTGAAATGTCTGAATACTGTGTACTGTTAGAGACTGCGTAGGGGCGAAATTAGCCCAAAGACAGGAGGGTCGTATCCTCTCCTCCTGTCTTTTTTGTATATGGAACTTTCTAATGAAAAAATTTACAAGAGGCTGATATGGCAACTGAAGTTGATCCGACTCTCAACACTATAAGTAATGACCAATATGGATTTATGCAAGCTTTTATGAAGCTTGCAGAAGAGTGTTTTCCGCAAGTTCCAGAGTCTGCCGAAGATACCGTAAAGACTGGTATGTTCGGTTATCTTACTGAAATTGCTTCTCATTCTGCAAAGAGCTCTCAGTTCCATAGGGCTATGATGTATAATGAGTTCTTCCTTAATACTGCTATGATGCCGACAACGGTATATAACATGGCTGAATCTGAAGGTGTTGAACTTAAGGCTTCAAGACCGGCTTCTTGTACTATTATTATGGAAATTGAAAAGACTAAGTTCCTTAGTCTTATTGATTCTAACGAAAATGGTTGGCTAGAAATTAACCGTGATTATTTTTTGATCAAACTAGATAATACAGAATTTAGACTTCCATTCTCTTTGATTTTTAGCAGAAATGCAAATGGTATAAAAGGATTCTATCGTAGTGTTTCTATCTCTAATGGAGGTAGAACTCTTAGTGCTGAAACACCACTATTTGCTACTGTTTATGATTTTGCAAACGGATGCTCGATTCCTGTAAAGGAATACTATGATGAGGCTAAGAAAGCTACTATGGTATCTTTCTCCATTCTGGTATTCAATGTAATGTATAGCTACTATGAGAATACCTATACAGATGCTTCTAATGCTAGTATTAGTAAATATATGATAGACTTTGAAAATAAGTATGTAGGAGCTACAGCATTTGAGAAATTTAATGAGAATGATGAATGGCAGCCACTTGAAGTTGTTACATCATCGCTAAAAACAGTAAACGAGTCCTCTCATAGCGTTTATCTGAAACGCCTTGATGCGGATACCGTCCTCTTCTACTTTGGGCGTGATGATAGAACTTACATTCCTGTTAACGGAACTAACCTGAAGTTTATTGTTGCCACTACTAATGGCGAAAACGGTAATTTTACCTTTAAAGGTACTCCAGCTATTAGCATTGATAATGTTGACTATGCGTCTGAATTCTCTTCTTGGGTCTTCTCGTCTCCGGCAGGTGGATCTGACGAAGATTCTATTATGACGCATAAGAAGGACATCTACACCAATCGCACTAAAGCAAAGCTCCTCGGTTCTGAAAATGACTTGAATGAGTTCTTTGCTAGTACTTCTGTTGGTAATGAAAAGTCTAAAGTACTTGTATTTAAAAAGCGTGATGATCTCATTAACCGTGAGTTTAATTCTTTCGCTATGCTTTCTGACGATACATGTACGTATGAAACCAATACCATACCTATGGTAAAAATTGATAATGCAATTACAGTTGGAGAAGAATGTAAAGCAAAAATTCTTCCATACATGCCTATTAAATATACATTTGATGAATATGATGAAACAGATGAAACTGACAAATACTATCTATATGGAGAAGTCATTGATGTAAATGATCCCGTTAATGATGTTAAGAGTCTTCTTCTCGATCGAAATAAATTCATTTACTTTACTCCATACTCGTACTACATTTATGGAAGTAATACTTCCCTTTACAATGTATATGTCTACGATGAGCATATCAGCGAAAACTATTCAGTTTTTATCAAGACCCTAACTTCTGAATCTATAGATACGCCTATTGTTAACTACGTTAAAGCAAATAGAAATCCCGCTTTGAGCAATCTTATTCATGTGTATACCTATATTACTGAATCTGAAATCAGTAAGAATAGATATTTTCTTATGATTAAAGATAGGGATGAAAATATCATAGCTTTTGAGATGAATAAGAATGAATCTGAAGGCTGTTATGAAATTGCTTTATATACAGAAGAGATTAGAGAAGATACTGGTTATAATAGACATAAGATGAAAATATCTAGCATTGGCTATGTCATGTACGATACATCTGCCTCCTCTGATGAAGTACCGGAATGGAAGCCAATGGAAGAAGGCGACTGGTTCTTGGATATTAGCGAGGCGTATGTATATTGTCTTGAGCCAATCGATGATAACAATCTTATTCCAGATAACAAAGACTCCTATGAAGTTCTTAGAGGAGCTACAGGTGTTCTATTTGACTATAGACTGAAATCTATTAGCACTATCACTGGTGGGTTTAAGTTCTTTGAGAATATGAATGACATTCTATCTATTGATCTTAAGCCTGTTAATAATGACCAAGAAGGTCACAATCTCTATCTAGAAATGATGCCTGTGGTTGGTGGTAGAATGCTATTCTCTAATTCTGTGTATGAAAGTTTCATGGCATTGAATAAGAGTGTTATAGATTCTGTTCGTGCAGCAGCAAAGAGACTGCATAACAATACTAAACTGACTTTGAAGTACTTTAATACATATGGGAGAACTAACTTCTGGAATGGCCAGATTTTGTCACTTGAAGGTGATGAAGCTTTACCGATCAATCTTAAAAAGCCTAATTTGTTCTATGAGATTATTGTCGATAGACAAAATGGGTATGATGAAGAGATTGAGAAGAGTATTTCTGCCATTGTTAGAGCATGGACTGAATCCTTATTTGATCTCGTATATAACAATGTTCTTATTACTGAAAGAATCTCTCTTAGTAACCTTCTCAAAGAACTTGAGACTAAGATTACTGACTGTGACTCTATAAATATTAAGGCTGTTAATGAGATCGAGCACTTAAAATACATTCTCCCTATCGAAAGATATAGAGAGCTGTTGAATGGTGAAAGCTCCAGTCCTTACTTTGTACCTTCATTCCCGTCAGTTAACCTTGGTGTGTTGAATGAAAGTCGTGCATTGAAGAAGGAAAACGACATCCTTATTCAGTTCGTTTCGTAAAAAATTAAATTCAGAATACTTATGTATTCTGAATTTTTTATTAGTCAATATCTGGAACAAGAGATACAGGAAGAAGATCCGAATCAGTAATAGTGTCAGTCTTGACACCTGCGCCAATCATGTACGTATCAAAGGTATTTAAAGCAACCTTTTCGAATACAGAGGATCCCTCTTGAATATCTTTCAAGTTTACATAGCCATCGGCTTGAATCTTCTCATACATAATTCTCTTGGCACCCATATTATCGCTTCGTGCGCCCATGAGTTCATTAAGAGTGGCTTCATTCTGCTGAAGGATAAGGGCATAAGATTCAACGTCAGAGTTTCTGGCAACCTTGGAATCAGAAGTAACAGTACCGGTAAGCTGGTTTCTCTTATCAATATCAAGAGTCACACCAGACTTATGGGTCACAACCTGTTCAAGTCTCTTAATGGACAGATAGATTACAGGAACTCTAGTAGCTGTACGGACAAACTGTCCATCGCTATTCTTCTGGTCTCTGAAGTATACATATTCTTCCATAGGAATGTTAAGTATCTTCAAAGCTTTTTCGATCTGATTGAAATCAGGTTCATTCTTAAATGGAAGAACTTCAAGCCTAAAGTTAGCATCCTTATCAGCAAGAAACTTGTTCATCCAAGTATTGAACTGTGCATCGCTCATTTTGTTAAACATCGTGCGATACTTTTCAGTATTCTCACCAGTCTTGTCAAGAGTGCTCATCACACTATATACAAGATCTTCTACTTTCTTTCTTTTTCCGGTACTCATTAGAAGACTCCTTTCTATTATTGAGTTCTGCCCTAACTAGTTATTGAACCAAAGAGGTAATTATGACAATGAAACTTTCAGACTTGGCAGCCCGTAAAGTTTCATATCAGTTAACTAAAAATACTAGCTTTCTAAGAATGCATACATTCTTGAAAGAGAAAGGAATCAAGAACAATAAGTTCTTTCTAGTATTGTACGATAAAGACCTTGAAAATGTTGATCCACGGGCTGACAATCTCTCTAAAGAGATAAAAGCCAAGATTATTACTGAATGTAGAGTAAACCCTTGGTACTTCATCAGAGAAGTAGTAAGAATCCCTGTTCCGGGTGGTGATATTCCATACGAACTTCATCGTGGTAATCTTGCATTGAATTTTCTATCACTGAACAATATCGATACTATCGTTCTCATGCCTAGACAGCATGGTAAAACGATCGGTGCCGTGGTATTGTTTGTCTGGCTTTTCTTTTTTGGCACTAAGAACACTACTGTAACCTTCATGAACAAGAAGTACAGCGATGCTCAGGTTAACCTTAAGAGATTCAAGAATATTGTTGAACTTATTCCGAAGTGGATGATTGAACCGAGAAGTCCTAGAGAAGATCAAGAGTCTTCTACAACCTTCTCTAGAATGAATAGACTTCATAATACAATTACGGCTATGCCAGCTGCTACTTCTCCTGAAGATGCTGATAAACTTGGTCGTGGTCTTACGATGCCTTGCTGGTACTTTGACGAAATTGCGTTTGCCAAATATAATGAGATCATCTATACGGCTGCTGCTCCTGCTGTCTCTCAAGCTGCTATCGAAGCTGAAAAGACTGGAGTGCCGCACTTCAAACTGTTTACAACTACGCCTAATTCTATTGACGTAGATGAAGGTGGTTGGTGCAAGCATGAAGTGATTGAAGCTGCTTGTGAATTTGATGAAGAGATGTACGATGTACCTCCTGAACTACTCAAAAAATATGTGTATGATAGATCTACCAATAACTTCGTCCATATTGAATTTACTTGGAAGGAACTTGGCAGAGATGAAAAATGGTATGAACAACAGTGTAGAGATCTCCAGTACAATAGACAAAGAATCAAGAGAGAAGTGGATCTTGAATGGACGCTTTCTGCTGATAAGTCTCCATTCTCTGAAGAAGAACTTGAAAAGGTTTCTAACTTCATTATTCCTAAAGAAAGAGAATATACTCTTCGAATTGGCGATGAAGGAAATCATAAGTTCACAGTTCTTGAGCAGATGGACTTCCATGATCCTGTAATATTGGCAGTTGACGTTGGCGGTGGACAAGGATCAGACTTCTCCGTTGTTCACATGCTTGATATTGATGACTTCCACGAGAAAGGATATTTTGCTTCTAATCGAATAAATCCCATACCATTCGCTAGAATCATTATATCAATAGTACAAAACCTATTCTATAATTCCGTTTTGATAGTGGAACGAAACAGTTATGGTCTAGATGTCATTACTACACTACTTGAAAGTAATGTAACCAGAAACAAAGTCTTCTATAGAACAATCAATAATCCTATTCCTAATCAGGGAAATAAGATTCAGAGAGTTTATGGAATTGATACTACGTCTGGATCTAGAGAAATAATGATATCTAATTGCTTTATGTATGTGGCTGATGAGCCTCATCTATTTAGATGCAGGAATACATACAATGAGCTAAAGACTATGGAAAGAAAATCTAACGGAAAAGTGGAACATGCTACAGGTGCTCACGATGACTTTGTAATGTCTTTCTTGATTGGTCGCTATGGAGCTACATTTGATAGCTTTAAGATGTTCAAGAGAAGAGTATGTGCATCATCGCTTAGAGAACGCCGTAATGTTGCCGTTCAAGAAGAGAAGGAAACTACCATTAAGGACTCTGTAAGAAGTGTGGAAGAGTTCTACACCAAAGAAGACTCTAAAATGAGAAAGATCTTCTCTCTTAACTTTGATAATCAGCCGAACTCTTTACTGAAAAACAATAATAAAGGATTTGAATCATGGGTAAATACAAAGAATTAGATTCTGATGTAGAGGATCAGGAATTCGGTACATCGAATTCTTCTTTTAGATTGGATGATCCTGTTCTAGCCCTTGAAGAGAGATTACTTCAACAAATGGAAAATCTAAAGGCTATTCCAACAGAATCCCAAGAGGATGTCTTGACAGCCTTTACGAATTCCATTATGGCGCTTAGAGAAGCTGCTAGACAGAAAGGTGATACTGATAAGGCTAACTTCCTTACAGAATATATCTACGACATCCGTACCAGAATGCTTACGAAGTTTAAAGAATTCATTGGGATTGAGACTAATGGGAATTCTTTTGGAAGCATCGAAGGCGGTGGAGCAGATTTTGCCGATCTTGTTCAGGCTTTCTATATGTTCCTTGTTATCTATCGTAAAGAAGGACTCACTAATTATATCGTGAAGTCCATTATGAAACATAAGAAGGAATTTCTCTCAACATATAAGAGCAAGTCCTCTAGAAAGAATATTGGCGCACAAAAGAAGTATGCTTCAATTAGTGATACCTCGATCCTTGTGATTTTGGATTGTCTTGAGGATATCATTAATGATGTACTTGAAGGAACCGTTGCTTCTGAAGACTTCTATAAAGAATTCGAAGTAATGTGTGCCGATAATGAAGAGGAATGGCAGAATGCTGTCTTGCTTGATGCACTGGAACTTCCTGTGCTTCCCAAGGCATTTGACTCTCTTATTAAGTCATTGAATGATCCAATCAATGCTGAAGCCAAACATCTTATTACACTGAATGTGTATCAGCAACTTAGCGACACTGCTTTTAAAAACCAATAGGAGTAACCAATGGAACCAAATAAAGAACTGCTGGACGAATCTGAAAAGCAACTCAATGAAATTCTTAGCTCTACTGAAGCCAATCTTAAAGAGGCTGATGATAAATTTAAAGAGATTGCCAAAGATAATGAGGAGCTTCGTTCTCAGATGGAGGAGGACGAGCTCAAGGCTTTCGATAAGGCTAAAGAGATTCTTGAATCCGAAACAGACGAAAGTACTGAAGCACAGGCTAGAGTCATGCGTGAAGCAGCAGCTACTGCTCTCGTAAGAGATACTATTCGTCAATTCAATTTGATGCATAAGGTATCTAGATCTTTCCTTGAAATGTCTGAAGAACACGGCTTGGAGAATTTCATTCGTGAAAATCTTAAGGGTTGTAAAGGTGGTAAGGCTAAGGCTGCAAAGACTCGTAAGCTTACGATCGAGTACAATGTTCTTCGTAACGGACACAAACAGTTCCAAGAGGGCGTCACTCTTTCTAATGTGACTGAAATATTCTTCAAGGACTTTAAGCCTTGTCAGAATGATGCTGAATTCCACAAAGCTACCGATACGACTATCGCAGAGCTTATTAAGATTTCCGGTCAACCCCAGATCAAGTCTTTACTCCTTAATCTTCGCTATTGTGTGAAGTTCCCTATGAATTGCTTGTATGGCTATTTTGCTATGGCTATTAATAAGTATTGCCACAAGATTGGTGGGTTTGATTCTAGACAACTTGTAAAGAGTATCATCAAGAATCTTTCCACGATTGCTGTTGTGGCTGTAGCATCCAAGGGTCTTGGAGAAAGCGAGATTAAGAAACTTGATCTATCCGTTATTGAAACCTTCGCTGCCGGAGTAGAGAATTTCGACAAGAAACTCTCTGAATATATCTCGGAAAAGAAAGAAGGATAAAACTTCATTAATGAATAGAGAGGATTACTATGGCTTTACCGTTCCTAAAGAAAGTAGAAAATGACTATATCCTTACAGCTCCCAAGGCTGTGGTATATGTTCCATTGTATTTTTTCGACAATGAAAAGATTGCCACTACTGAAGGCGACGTGCTAAAGACCATAGGATTTGTCTTTATTGAAGTGTATAAGACTCTCACTTCAAAACCTGACCTATATCAAATGGACTGTCCACTAAGGATTTCCATTCCTTTCTCTGAATCCAAAAAAGAAAAGAAAAACTTTAAAGGAAGCAGAGGAGAGGATGACTTCATGGCATTTACTGTAGAAGGTAATTCCGTGATGATCCAAGAAGCTCTGAATGTTCAAAATGGCAAAAACAGTGAATTATTCATGAACTTCCTGCTTGGTGGAAAGCTTCCTGAGAACCTGAAGTACTCCGATATTGCCCTCTTCTTGAAGGAAGTCTCCATCATGAATGGCACGTCTCTAGGAGTGCCCATGTCGGTAGTCGAGGCAATGGTAGGCGAAATGTGCCGAAGTGCCAAAGATATTTATACTCCATACCGTAAGATAGCTGGGCGGACTGGTGACGAGAATGGATATATGAATATCAGAATTCAAGAACTGCCGAGAGTAACTTCTACTTTTTCCGGTATCGCATTCGAAGATGTCACTTCAGCCGTATCCGTTGGATGCGTAGCTGGTAAGAAGGGAATCAAGGGTGTTGAAACACCGTTTGAAAAAGTTATCCACTGTTAAAAAAATAAGCGTGGCTCCGAAAGGATCCACGTCTTATTTTAACAGAAGAAGCTTGATGCCATCTGTGCAACCTCAGCAGTCTTTTCAACCACTTCAGGTATTGCCGGAGCAATAGCATCGTAGATCTTCCATAACAAAACCACTACAAATATGAGCCCGATGAGAATAGGCAGCATCATAGTGGCAATGGCACCCAAGAAGAGCACCGCCAAGAATGCGAGTCCGCCGATAATGCAATAGAACATAATAGCCTCCTGAGCTATGGTGGAGTTAAAAGATTACCGCCAGAAGCATCCCCACCAAGAATGCTAAAAGCAGTTTCCTTCGAATTGTAATCATGCTGTAGATGAAGGAGACTACAACAAGTGGAATAAGAATGATTGCTATTATCATAACTTACCTCATTATTTAATATACTAGGATCTTAGAAAATTTTACGGAACATAGAAACCTCATTCTTCAAATCTAGAAACTTTAAAATTTAACAATCGTTACAGGAACTCTAAAATGAGCATCGATATTTCATAAATGTCTATGAATATTAACTTTAGCATACAAGGAGGCCAATAATGGCTGCAGATTCTCTACCGAAATATATGCACCCGCATTCGAGTGCACGTATTATCGATAATGCCGTTCTGACTGTCTCGTCTAGCGGCTTGACTAATATGTTCATTGCCCTTGAAGCTGAAAAAGGTATGCCGAATGAAGCCACTTATATCACTACTCAGAGTGAGTGGATTTTCAACTTTGGTGAACCTAACTACAGCAAATATGGTCAAGGTGCTTTGAATGCACTGAATTACATCAACGCCGGTGGTGGTGCTTGGGTGATTCGTGTTGTTCCTGATGATGAAAGATTTGCTTCTCTGTCGCTTGGCATTGGCTTCCGCAAAGATCAGGCCTTTACTAACGATCAGGAAAAGTATCGTCGTCTTGAAATGACTTCTGAACAGATCAAGATCTGGAACGCAGCCCAGACTGATGAAAATCAGAAGATTGCTATTGATAAGAAGTCTGGTAACTTCGCTATCATGCCTCTCTTCTACATTGAAGAAAATGGTAGCATCAATACGGCTCTCAAGCTTCAGACGATGGATGAAATTGAGCTCTACAAGCTCAAAAATAAGGATGCTAGCAAGGTTATCAATGCTGTTGCCAAGAAGAACGTGGTGACGTATTCTAATCCTTACATTGAAGTGTCCGGTGTGTTTGATCTTGGTCTGGAAAATGCTATTCCGACTAAGAAGCATAAGGCTAATCCCGCACAGCCTGAATTCACTGAAGATGAACCGATTGAAAACGTTGCCTTCTCCAATCCGACGAATGAAACTTGTGATGCATACATTCGCATTGACAAGTACTTCGTGACTAATGGTGCTGGTGAAGCCATTATTGAAAATGGTAGAATCGCTACTTTCGATTACTACGATATGGCTAAGACCAAGGCTGCTGCCTACATTGATGACAGCACGGATGAAGAAGAGGAAGAGGATAAGCCGGAAGATCACATCTTCGCTTACTCTGCCACGATTCGTATCTATGCTAATGCTGCATCTGCTGAAGGTGAATACGGTCAGATTATCTTTGATGTCTTGAGTAATCTCTTTGGTGCTGTTGTTGGTGCTGAAGCTCAGACCTTTATCAAGGAGCTGAACGGCAAGGCCAGCTTTGCTGACGGTATCTACAATGGCAATAAGCACACTACGAAGTGGTTGCAGGATAACCGTAACGAGTTCTCCAATGCCAGAACCGTTTTCAAGAAAGTGAGACCTGAATCCTTCTTCGGTGGTGTTGAAAGTGAAGGTCATGTTTCTAGAATCAATACCAAGATTCTTCTCAACATTGGTACTCCTGATTCCTCGACTTGGAGCTACTCCTTCGAAGTATATAAGGAAGGCCTTGAAGGTCAGTTTATTCCTGTTCAGGCTGCTCTGATTGACAATAATACTGCCTTTACTGAAGTTGAGCTTCTGGAATGGAATGCCCTCCACGATCTCGACTACAGACTTGGTGGAAAGGCTGATGAAGAATTCCCCGATGAATATGTCATTGGTGAAGGTCAGATCAACCTCGTTAATCGTGAAGCTACCACTGGTGCTACCAAGAATTCTGTGCTTTACTATGTGAAGTACATCACCAGCAATGAGCCGGTCTACTCGACCTCGATTACGATGGCTGAGGCTTACAGATTCAATCGTGTTAAGGCTAACTCTGAAGATGAAGTTTGTTCTCTCTCTTCTGAAGCTACCTTTGCACCTACTTCGATGAATACGAAGTATGCTAGCCTCCTTAACACTAAGGCTGCTTTCAGTGCAGACGTTAGCACCGATATCCATTGGCAGATCGATCAGGGTAGCATTGAAGATGTCCTGACTCGTGTTGAAGCTATTGAGTACGTCAATTTCTTCTACAATACTCCGGGTCTGATTTCTCTTGAAGCTCATACCTCTGGTGGTGAAGAACTTGTTGATGTTACAATCGATACTTCTGCTGTCATTACGGAAAGTGCATACAATTCCATCAAGGATACTTCCCTCGGTAATCTCTTTGAAAAAGTTAGTGCAGGTGTCGAAGATGATGAAGGTGATGAACTGACTGATGAAAATAGCGAAGCCATCACTAACGAAGATTACGAAGAAGGCACTGTTACCTATACTCTTAGGAAGAACATCGAAGCTTCTGAACTTCCGTTCAGCTTTGTTTCCAAGGTGCTTGTTGGTGGTTGTCTCCAGCCTGTTACTATCAATAACATTCCCGTGACCAAGACTCTGTCTTTGCTCATCAAGGGAAGAGAGTCTGGTAAGGCTGAACTTGACACTGCCCGTCCTGATGGTAATGCTTATGGCGATCCGTACTACTTCGAATTTGCCAATGCTACAGTATTGCTCTCTGGTATTGATTCCTTGACTGGTTTCAATGGCACGTTTGCTCTGCACTTTGTTTCTGACTCTATCGAAAACCTTGCTCTCAAGGCTTACGATATTGCTGTCATGGATGAAGCTACATCGATCACTGCTAGCCAGATTCCTGGTGAGAAAGTCGCATATGTCAGATTCTATGACAACTTTGATGGTTCTATCTTTGAACCTAACTATGACTATATTGAACGCGTCTATGACACTGTTGGTCTTGTAACCACTACGTTCACTTCTTATGAACTTGAAGAGAAGGTCTATTCTCCCTACACCATCATTGATGGTATCAAGATTAAGAATACTGAAGTATGGAACAACATTGACGAAGCCAAGGAAGGCTATGTCATTGGTGCAGCTCGTGACGAGATCACCGATGTCGATATTCAGGAAATGAAGCTCGACAAGACCTGCGTCGCTGAGTTCTGTCGTTTCTTGCCTAAGGGTTCCGGTAAGTGGTACAACCGTCTTGGTGTGTCGCTCTCCTATGACGATAACTATGATGGAACGTATCCGGATTGGAGCATGTTCAAGCTCACTATCTTCGAAAGAAGCAATGGTGAAGAGATCTCTCGCGAACAGTTTGCTGTCGCTTTGGATCCTGATGCTGTGTCTGCTACCAAGGAAAGCCTCTTCATTGAAGATGTCGTTAACACCTACTCGTCTTACCTGACTTGTGTGGTGAACTACGATAACCTCCAGAACTTTGTTGAAACCAAGCTTGCCGTTAAGGATGATGCTGGTAAGGTTGTGGAAGATGAAGATGGTAATGAAATCTTGGTTAAGGTTGATACCGTTATCAAGTACATCTTCAACCGCATCGATCTCGATGACTTCAACAAGAGAACGTTTGGCGACGATTACCAGACCAACGAGTACAGTAAGTATGCTTTCACTTCGCTCATGAGCGTGACTGGCGTTGATGAAGAGGGTTGTGCCTTTGATACTTCTCGCTACAATAGTGATAGCCTCTATGAATATACTGAACCGTTCAATTCCTTCTGGATCTTCAACACTGTCTCTGCTGCTGCTTCCCTCTACTTGGGTGGTGGTTCTTATGGCAATGGTTGGGAACATGCCTATGAAGATGAGGAAGGTAATCCTCAGTACACGAGCTCCTTGACTCAGGCTCTCGTAAGGGCTTACAGTGGCGTGACGGATCCGTTCATCACGAACACGAACCTTTGCGAATTCGACCTTATGTTCGATGCTAACTACGATACCGATGTTCGCACGGCTATGACTAAGCTGGCCTCTGAAACTCGTCAGGACTGCATTGTCTTGCTCGATCAGGGTCTGTCTATTGCCAATGCTACTCAGGCTATTGACAAGAGAAAGAACGAAGAAAACTTCGATACCTTCTATGCTGCTCTCTTCACCCAGCATCTTGTGGTGAGCGATGTGTGGTCTGGTAAGGTCATTAAGGTTACTCCGACATTCTTCCTTGCTTCCAAGATTCCTTCGAACGATACCGCTAACGGTAAGACGATGAACTTCGTTGGCCCCCGTCGTGGTACGATCGGTGGGTTCCGCAGCATTTCGTATATGCCTACGGCTTATGAAATGAGCGAACTCTACAAGAATCAGGTGAACTACATCGAACGTGATGCTCTCGGTGTGTTCTTCGCTACTGAGCTTACCACTCAGGTTAAGAATACTCCTCTCACGTTGATCCATGCTGTTCGTGCTATCTTGTCTCTGAAGAGAGACTTCCTGAAGATTAGCCGTAACTACCGTAGTGAATATGCTACTGGTGCTGTTCAGGCTAACTTGATGGGCGAACTCAACGCATGTGCTGCTGAATACATCCTTCAGGGTGCGTTCAAGTACATCACGCCGAAGATTGCCTCTACGGACTACGATGTCCAGCAGAGAATCTGCCGCATTGATGTATCTGTGGCCTTCGTTGACATCATGGAACGCTTCGTGTTCTCCTTCGTTGTTGAACGCTAAAGTAATAGAATTCCTCTATCCAAAAGATAGAGGAATTTTATTTTCTGAACTTTGACATTGAAAGGAGTATATATGATTAGAGAAAAGCTTGTCAATCCTCTGGATCTAAGCGGATTCTTTGAGGGTATTGTTGTAAAGAATGATGATCCTAAGAAACAAGGGAGAGTCGGTGTATCCATTAAGAAGCTAATGCCGTTTACTGGTACATACAAAAAAGAAAATACAAACCAAGAGACGGTTATTCCAAATCTTAATAAGGATTCTAATAACAATCTCGCCGGTACTAAGATGGTGTTGGAATCTGTTAACTATCTTTGGTGTAATAGAGCATCCAACAGATTTGAGTATGCAGATGAAACTACAAACAAGAAAGCCGAGACTGGAAGTTTTATTATTCCACCTATCGGTGCATATGTCTTTGTAATCTTTTTGAATAACGATATCAGAACGCCGTACTATCTCCCATTCGGCCCTGCTGTAGAAGGAAATGAAAAGCTTATCAATGGTAGTGGCGATGGTGATATCAATACTGATCTTATCCATCAGACTATCAATCAAGACATTGTAGGATTTGATAATGATAAACAAGAATTCTATGTGCAGATGAGTGATAAAAGTGGTTTACTAGTAAATGTTAAAGACAAACACATTCTTATCAATACTGAAAGCGAGTCTGCGAAGATTGATCTAAAGGATGACAAAATAACAGTTGTTGCCAATACTGTAAAAGTTCAGGCTTCAGATGTAACTGTCGAAGCTAGTTCTAGTATAACGTTTGATTCAAAAGGAACTATTACTATCAAGACACCCGATTCTACAACTTGGGCTCCAAATATCATTCAAATGTGTCCGATTGGTAATTTCATGCATGGTGGAACTCCAGCTGGAATCATTAACCTCAAAGGATCGTAATTATAACCTA